GGCTACAAAAAAATATGTAGATGATAGTGTTGCAAGTGCAGGTGGTGGAGATGTATTAGCCGCTGGAAATAACAGTTTCACAGGAGCAAACACATTCCAGAACTTAGTAACAATGGTAGGTGGCGTAGTATTTACAAGCGGAACAACAACACTTGCATGGAAAAATGCTACACAAATAGTAGCAACAATAAATGCTAGTACCTACACAGGTAATTCTGCCACAGCAACAAAACTAGCAACTGCAAGGACTATTACAGCAAATCTTGCAAGTAGTACTGCTGGCAGTTTTGATGGTTCGGCAAATATAACAGTCGGAGTTACTGGTACTTTACCAATCGCAAATGGTGGAACAGGGGCAACAACAGCCGCTGCCGCAAGAACCGCATTAGGATGCGCACCTGCATATACCTATAGCACAACTGATTTAACCGCTGGAAGCTCTGCATTAACCACAGGCACACTTTATATTGTGTATGAATAAAGAGGTGCGAAAATGGCAAAAAGCATTTATATAGGTGTAGATGGTAAAGCAAGAAAAGCAAAGAATATATACATTGGAGTAGACGGCAAGGCAAGAAAAGTCAAAAAAATGTATATAGGAGTAAACGGTGTAGCAAGATTATGTTACACGTCCGAAGTAACAGTCACAATCGTACAATCAGCAAATCAAACAATAACAGTAATTTGCAATGGCAATTCATATACATCAACATTTACAGCAGAAGCAGGGTCAACTTATACGGCAAGTATATCAGCAAGTACAGGTTATAATGCAGGCACATTAAGCAGTACAAGTGGAACATTGACAGATAATATCACTATTAGTGCAACAGCCGCTACCTTGAAAACCTATACTTATACGATTAATCAGCCTACAGGTGGAACGATTACTGTTACAGTTGATGGAGTTGCATATACATCAACCTTTACTGTTCAGCATGGCAAAACTGCAAGCAATTTGTGTACGCCGAATAGTGGATACACCTTTAAGACATTTACATTGTCAGGAAGCTATCAAACTGCAAGTGCAAATACATTAGCAATAAATGGTGATGCTGAAATTGGAGCTGTATTAGAAAAGGAGGACGAAGATGTTTAATTGGTTGATAAAATTATTAGGCGGGAAAACAAAATCGGAATATGAAGATATGCAAAAAGAACTAAATGAAAAATGTGCTAAATTATCAAACACATTAGACAGTTATGCGAATCTTGATTTTGTTGCAAGTGGTGAATATTCTTTTAGTGTAAAAGCAAATTCACCTTATAGTATTTTAGTTAAAAAAGGTCAAAATCTTATAATCACTGGTTATAACAAAGATGGAGAGCTTTTAGAAAAAATTGATGTAAATAAGGAGGACGAATAAAATGTTTAATAAATTAATTAGGGGGGGGGCAGGCAGATAAAGAATTGTCTGTCAGCCGTCTTCCGAGATTACTATTACAATTACACGCACTAACTGATAATCCTATGAATATTACAGTCACAGGGAATATTACGGTTAGTGCAGAATTAGAAGTTATTGTGCCTACAGAAGAAACTTTCTTGATCAACAAAAATATTGAAGCAAATGACATCTTGTATGAGGAAGTATCAATAACTATTCCTGATGGAGTTACTGTATTATGTATTTCCAGTCATGCAGAATCTAGCGAGGGTTATGATGATTACGTTACTGTAGAAATAAAAAACCTTTCTAATCAAAAAGAGTGGCGTTATAGATCAGAGGGTTTTAATTTCTATGATCAATGGTATGTCGGAGTAACACCAAACAAAACTTATAAATTATCGTTATACGTAGGCGCAGAATATAATTTGGATGGAGGGTATTTAAAGATTTCTTATTCTCAATCAATTAATCAAAAAATACCTAACGTAACTGATTATTAATGTAATATTCCTCTGTGAGAAATCGGAGGAAAAAGATGGCTTTGACAGACAATCCTATGAGTTTAGTGGTTACAGGCAATGTAACAGTTGGGGCAACATTAGAAGCAAATGTACCGACTACTGAAACAAGATTGTTGAGTACTATGGATGTGAATACAACGGTTACTATTACAGTGCCTGCGGGTGTAAAAGTTTTAAAAATCGTAGGCGATGTCTACCATGAACAAGAAGGCGAAGTAGCTTTATATGTATATTCAGTAAATGGCAAAAAATATTGGTTATCTTTATGGGGTTACGAAGACGCCTATGATATTTGGTATGTAGGAGTTACTCCTAATAAAAGTTATACATTAAAGTTATCAACTGATAGCGAAACTGGCGCAGAGTCAGGAAGTGTAACTATTAGTTATTCACAATCAATTAACAATCAAACGCCTAAAGTAACCGATTACTAAACTCAAAATCTGCCGTATATTATGGCTTTAACTGATAATCCAATGTCAATTATCGTGACAGGCAATGTCACCATAGGAGCTAGCTTAGAGGCTAGTATTCCTAGTGGGGAAGTTACTTTAGCACATGGCAGTACCTTTACAGTTCCCGCAGGAATAACAGTATTAAGAGCTTCATTTAATCAATCTGGATATTTAAGTTTGATTACGTATGTAGGTGTAACACCCAATAAATCCTATAAATTGTATTCTAATTGGACTGAATATAATGATGGAGAAGGTGAAGAATACTTGTTGTATAATGCTAACAATAATAAATATTGGATTGATTATACTATAGGCAATTTAGATGTTGATACTGGTTACACTGAGTTGAATTTTAAACTCGAATGGTCGCCTACTATCAATTCACACGCAGTAGGAGTTACAGATTACTAATAATCTGTTACACTGGGAGTTGTATTATTAATCGACTGTGAATATGAAATTCGTATTAATGCTGCCATTGTATCATATTCAGTGCCAGCATATAAATTTAATTTATAATCTTTCCCGCCTGTTACGCCGACATATTTAGTTTCATCACAAGAACCATAGTTTTCAGCAATTACCCAAACTTTCTTATTGTCGGCATTTTGAACATATGCAGTACAGAAACCATCTCCACCTGCACTATTTTCGGAATAGACTCTTACTTTTAATACTTTAACGCCTGATGGAATATGAACTGTTCTCGTTTCGTTTACTGTGGTGTAATCTTCATTGATATTGACTAAATATGTTTCAGTCGTAGGAATACTAGCCTCTAAGCTAGTTCCTATGGTGAGGGGATTTAAGAAAGGAATTATAGATGGCAAAAATATTAATAATGATATTATTTTTCTTGTTCCCTACATTAGCAGATGCTCATGTTGTAATGGGCGGTGACAGGGGAGAAACAATGAAGAATATAAAAATAGTAGAAAATTATTTTAAAGATAGCTTTAATTTAACTTTACGCAGAGATGTTGCTGTTATTAATGTTGGTTCAGTAAAAGAATATGCGGATTTGTTAAAATATTTTAAAATTAATAATGCAGAAGAAATAGCTCAAAAGAGTGGAGCAGTAACATCTCGAAATTCTGTAATAGTTATAAATACTGCTGGGACAGATAAGAGCGATAGATTGTTTCTTTTAGCACATGAAATGACACATCAGTATCAGTTCCAGCAGAGGGGGAAAGTGGCTACAGAAGATATGGCAATGCTTGAAGGATTTGCTGATTTGATAGCAAATGACATAAGTGGAGCTTACATATCTATTGAGGATTATGGAATAAAGCGGGAAGATTTAAAGAGTTATTCAGATTTTAATGAAGCGCAAAAACAATATGGAAATAAGGTATATGAACAAGCAAGATATTATGCAAGAAAAGAGAAGTTTTTAGATTATTACTAAGGAGCGTATAAAATGACTCATAGTGTGGGGAAAGTTGATAAAAAATAAGGAGGATACTTTATCTTGAAAATTGTAGATAAATTTTATATTCGGTGTGTTCGTTATTTTGCACAAGAAGAGTGTGAAGAAATGTGTTTACAGTTATTTCAATTAAGTGATGAAGTTCTTGTCTTATCAAATGAAGTAAACATAATGCTATTTGATTGTTTTGATTTAAAGAAATCGTATTTAAATCAACGAGCATTAAATTGTTTAAGGAAAGCGGAAATTTGTCCGTAAGAAATGGGGTTAATATGAAGGAATCTCTATATAAGATATTTAAATTAGTTTTTAAAAATCGTTATGATAAAGATGTATTAAAACTAAAAGATGAAATTTATGAATTACGCAAAGAAAAGGTAGAAAAAGTTAGAGAATGTGAACAAGTTAGACGTGAATTAATGGGAGTTAAGAAAAGAATGTCAGCTTTAGATAATTCTAGATTAGAAGATGAAGTAAAGGTAAATGAATTAATAGCCCATTTAAAAGAATGTGAAGAACAAATAGAAGAATTAAATGAAAAAGTAAAGAATCTTCAAAGTAAAAATAAAGGCTTAACAACACAGATAAAAAACATGAAAGAAGGAAAGTAATATGGAACTCTACACAAAACTAAAGAAAGCGGTAAATAATTTTATAGCAGTTATGTGTAGAGGTCTGGAACGTCTACACTATCTGTAAGAACGGAGGGGTGTAGTGAATAGGGATTTTGAGACAGAATTAAGAGAAGATTTAGCAGCAATAAAAACAAAGCAACAAAGCAACTCAGAAAGTCTTGGAGTTTTTTTAGAAAAAACACAAACACAAGAAGTAGAACTAAAAACAGTAGAAAATAATATAAAGACAATTTTCAAAAGATTAGATGAAATGAGAGCAGAAGCAAAAGAAAATAAAGTAGAGCTAAATAAAGTTATAGATGATAAGTGTTCCGATATTTTTAGATTAGCAACATTTTTATCAGGAATAATAAGTATGTTTATAAGCATACTTGCACTTATTTTAAAGTAATGGGGTTTTATAATGTTTGAGAAGCTAAAGAATATTATCAAATCAAAAATTCTTGTAAAGCCTAGAATTGCTGGTGGGAGTTTAAAGCTTCTCTATATAATGATTGCATTAATAATAACAACTGTTTTAGCTTATATATTTGCTTGGGCATACCAAGCGATATTTAAAGGCGTAATAGCATTACCTGATTTACTAGCCTTAACGAAAGTTTTATTCTCCCCAGAAGCAATCGCCGCTATATTCTTTTATGGAGCATCTATAATAGATAAAGACGGAGATGGAGAGAGCGATAAATTAGAAAAAGAAGCGCAGAAGGAAGATAAAAAAGAAGGTGGATGTAATGTACGAAAGTAAGCATTGGAGCGTAACAGAGTGGGATTGTTGGCGCAGAAACAGTAATGAATATGCGTGGGACAATGAAAACGGAAAGTTATGCACGAATAACGAGAAAACAGCAAATTTATTTAAAATATTAGATATGCTGAGAGATTGGAATTTTAATTGGGTAGTAAATACTACAGCTTATCACTCTGAGTATGGAACAGATTTCAAATCTGGTTATAGAACTGTGGACGATGGCGTTAATGCGGCGTGTGGTGGGGCATTAGGAAGTTATCACACGAAAGGATGTGCCGCAGATATTCATATCGCTGGTCAAGATGATACTGATACTGCTTTAGCAGACACCGTTTTAGCGGCGGCAAAAGCGTGGGGGTTAGAAGACCAGTTAGGAATAGGTTACTATGGAGATTGGGTTCATATAGATACCCGAGGGGTAACTTCGAGATGGTAATAGGAGGAACTACAAGAAAAGTCTTGTAGGAGAGAAATATGGTTAGTACAATTACAGTAGATAATTTTAAGTGTAAATGTTGTGGAGCAACGCCTAAAGTGAGTAAACGACTGTTAAAAATATTGAATGATATACAGACAAACGTTGGCTCTGAATTAACAATATTATCACCTACTTGTAAAGACCAAGAATTTAAAAAATTATTAAAAGCTTGTGTCATTTTAGTTCCTAAACTTTATACTGTTGATGATTTAGCGGACTTAGCGATACTGTATAATGCAGATGGTATAAGAAGGTTATATAAATATAAAGCAGTATATGTAGATGTTTTAGGAAATAAAATGGATTATTAATCCCTTACTTAGTAAGGGATTTTTTTTTATTGACAAAATTAAAAAAGCATGGTATAATAGATTCAACGAGGTGATAGTAATGGAAATGTTGGCATTGAAAAGTGGCGTAGATTATCGAACGTTTAGGTTTATATTTGGAACTGACAAACTTTCTTATAAAGCTTCTCATAATCTTTGGAAAGAGCTTTCTACTGGGGTATCAAAAAAGCGTTTAAACTTAGAATCAGTTGAAGGTATACTAATTTATAATTTTGAATACTCTAATGGAAAGTATTGTTATTTTCCTGAGTTTTGGTTTGAAGAAGTTAGGTATTCTGATATTGAATGGGAGTAAAAAATGGTAAAATTAAAGGAAGGATTAGGGCATGCTGAGTGGCTTTGGTTTATGCACAATTCAATACAGTTTAGAAATGCTTGTTATGTAGATGCTAATATATTATGGAATATGTTAAAAGATGGGGTTTCAGAAGATGCCTTAAAAATCAGAGATGATAGTACAGGTTATAAAGAAATCTGTTATAAAGAAGTTAAATATGCCTTACCTATAAAGTGGTGTTTGCCAATTTTTGAATGGGAATAAAAAACACTTGACAAAAATAAGATTATGTGGTATAATAGTATTCAAGATAGGAGATGATTTAGTGAGTTTATTAGGGGATATGTATAATTTAAAAACAGAGGAATATATTAAAACAAGAAAACAAACAAAAGAAGTTATTGAGACTTTAAGAGCATTAAGGGATACAAATACAAATCCTTCATATCGTAAAGCAATGAATGAGGCTATTAGGGAAATTAAGCAAATTGGGTTTGCAAGAAAAGGTAAAATTACAAACTGTTTGGGAAAGCTGTTTGAAGATGAAACCACAGAATATAGACGTAAACTTAGAGAAATTGAAACTGAGGATTCTATACATACATTAGAGTCTATCTCTTGTAGACATTTTCAGGGTTTTTGATTAATAAAAATGGCTATTAAAGTTTTTATAAATAATTCTCAATTATTAAAAAATTTAACAAATATAGAAAAAGAACGAATAAAAAAAGATTTAACTTTTAAAAATCCTGAATATGAAAGTATTCTTAAATTCTCTAGATGGGGGAGCACTAAAGTTCCAGAATTTCTTTATTATTATAAAGAAATAGGGGATAGCTTAGAAGTTCCTAGAGGATATAAGATACCTTTTGATTATGAAGTTATAGAAGATGCCTCAATTAGTTTTAATAATATAGAATATCCATCAGTACAAATCCAGCCTAGAAAAGTACAACAGGTAGCAATAGAGCATTTCACTGATAATACTGGAACACTTGTTATAAATACAGGGTTAGGTAAGTCAATAATTGGCTTGATATTGGCAGGGAAGTTAAAAGAAAGAGCCTTAATTATAGTTAATAAAGACGATTTAATAGATGGTTGGCAAAAAGATGCTCTGTTGTGCTATGGGGAAATAGAAACAGGTTTAGTAAAAGGCAAGGTTTTCAATATAGGAAAACAAATTACTTTAACTACGATACAAACCCTTTCTAGGCTAGGTGATGAAAAGCTTGATAAATTAAAAGAAAGTATATCAATGTTAATTTGTGATGAATGCCATAGGTGTTCTGCTAAGATATACAGTGTTCTGAATGACTTCCCTGCCAAATATCGTTTAGGCTTAACAGCAACTAAAATGAGAAATGATGGATTAGCAGATGTGTTAGATTTAATTTGTGGGCATACATTGTATGAATACAAAGGGGAATTTGAAACTTCTGATATTATAGATACAAAAGATATTTTTGTAATAAAGAGGGAAAGTCAGTTAAAGTGGAATCCAGTGATTGATTATTACTGGACGAAAAGCGGAGCAAAAGTAAAAGCATTAGCATATAAAGATAAAGTATTCGCACCACATACACCAGAATGGAGAGCTTTAATAACGCAGTTATTGAGTACAAAGGAAGTTGATAGTTTACCTGTTAATTTGCAGGAAGCTTATAAAATTGTATCAGAAGATTTAGCGTTTAATAGATTAGTTGTTGAAGATATTATAAAAGAATATAATTTAGGAAAATCTTGTATAGTGTTTTGTAAAGAGAAAGAGCATATAAATTTATTGTATGATATGTTGGTAGATATATGTCCAAGAATACAAAAATACTATGGAGATATGAAAGAAACAAAAGCAGAAATAAAAGAAAAAGCAGAAACAAAAGAAGCATTAATTACATTAGCTACTATTTCTATTAGTTGTGAAGGAACTAACGTAAAATCATGGGAGAGAGGATTTCTTGTATCTACAGTGGCAAACAAGAAAGATTTGATACAGATTTTAGGAAGGTTACGAAGAACTAAAGAGGGTAAGACTAATGTATTTTTTTATGATTACAGACATCCTTTTATGGCAATTTTTAATAAGCATGGTGTAAAGAGGGATAAGTGGTATAGAGAAATAGGAATTACAAAAATTATTTAAAAATGCTTGACAAAACTAAAAAAGTATGATATAATGTTAAGACTTAAAGAATGGATGATAAAATGGTTGAATGTAAAATTATAGACTTTTCAGAAGCAGAGATAGATGATTCACGTTTCAAAGAATTAGCTATGCAGTATGATATGTATAGAAAGACAAAGCTTGAAGCGGAAAAAAGAGTGAAAGAATTAAAAGAACAGCTAGATGCTTATGTAGAGTCTAATGGCAAAAGTGATTTAAATGGTAATAAGTATTTACCTTTTTTAGATAATAAATATCTAAAAAGAGAGGTAAGAAAAAGCTATGATGTAATACCTTATATGGCTGAAAGTATTTTGAGAGATTATGGTGTTTTAGATAAAGTTTTAAAGTATGAAGCTTATTATGATATGGAAGTATTGGAACATCTTATCGCAGATGGAGTAATACCATTAGAGGTAGCAGAGAAAATGTTTAAAGAAAAATTAAGTTATTCAACTAAAATAGTAGACTTAAAGGATGTGAGCGAGGATGCCGAGAAAGAGGAAAGCTAAAAGAGGCAGACCCGCAGGGCAAATATTACAGGGAAAATTATTTAAAATAAATGGCAAGATACTGCGATTATATACAAGAGCAAAATTAATAGAAGCTTTTAAATTGGCTGGTATTCCTAGAGGTTCATTAACTTTACGTAATTGGGAAAATACAGGCATTTTACCTCCTGCCCTAGTGAGAGTAAATAATATTTGTTATTACACACAGGAACAAATAAATGCTATTGTTAGAGTGGCTTTAGAGTGTGGAGTTAGGAGGGGTTTTCCTATTGAAAAGACTGGATTTTCTGAACGAGCAAAAATTGCTTTACAAAAAGTAAATGAAAGATTGTTTATGCCAGATAAAGAAATGGAGGAATAAAATGGAAACAATAAAAGTAGGTTTATCAAAAGGTGTAACATTGAATTTAGGTAATTATGAAAGTGCAAAATTTGATTGTTGGATGGAAGCAGAAGTATTAGAAAAAGAAAGAGATACAACATTAGATTTGTTTTCAGAACTTATTGATAATCGTTTAGAACAAGAAGCAAAGGAACTAGAACGTTCCATAGCAAAACGTAAATGATAGTAACAAAAGCGCAGGCAAAGAAGTTATTTGGTGGGGCAATAGTAACTTCTGATAAAAGTGGTATTATAAAGTCAACAGAAGATTACAGTAAGTTTAAATCTAATGATTGGATAAAATATTTTTCAGATAAAGCAAAAGAACATGGAGTAAAATATCAAGTTGTAAAATATAAAGATACCTCTGTAATAAAATCATTAATGGCTACATATCCAAGTAATGAAATAAAAAAGATAATTGATTTTCTTTGGGATTCAGACTATCGCTTTAAAGTTGGTGGTAGAGAAAAAACTTTTATGGAATATGGCATTTATTTAATGTCTAATGCTTGGTTAAGTAGTTATTATAATTTAGCAATAGCTTATACAGGAGAGAGTTTAACTCCCAAGCGGGGCTGGAAAGAGGAGACTAAGAATGGTGGGATAGAAATTGACATCTGATTTACCAACAAGAGAAGGAAAAATGCGGGAATATATAAGTAAGGAATCCTTGTATTTAATGGGGATACCTAGTGGATATCAGGGCAAATTTTTATCTGATTATCATTTTGCTGAACCTAAATTAAAGAGTATTATACAAGGTTATGTAACTAATCCTAGAGATATGTTAAATGATTGTGTTAATCTTTTATTTAGGGGGCAAAATGGAGCTGGAAAGAGCTTTTTAGCTTCTATTATTCTACAAGAGTTATATATTCGTTATTATTCAGGATATTTAACTACTTTTAATGAGATTATAAGAAAAACTTATAGTCAACAAGATGTAAGTTCCGTATATGATTCAGAATTTCTAGTAATAGATGAATTAGGAGCAGAAGTAGATACAGCAAAGGGAGCAGAAAAAGCTTTATTAGAAAATATATTAAAGATTAGAGATACAAAGGGATTACCAACTATAATTTGTACTAATTTAAAATCAGAAGAGTTAACTAATAGATATGGTTATACTATTGATAGTATGCTAAATCTTTTTATTCAGGTTACATTTACTACTAATGATGGTAGAAGAGAAGCCTTTAGAAATAAAGATGCTATAAAGAAATTAAGACAGGGGGGATAATATGGATTTAGAAAATGTAAAAAATGATTGTTGCATTAATTGCAGTTCTGTAGAAGTATTTGCATATGTAGAGCATGACCATTTACCTTTATGTAGAAATTGTTATAAATTATACGATAAAAATGAAATTAATGCTGGACAATTAAGGGAGAAAAGACGTGAAAAGAGGGCAGTTAACTAATCAATCTCTTCCAATTATCGCCTTTAATTTAGAGAGTTGTTTTTTTAATAATAAAACAACATTTGTTAACGAATTATTTAAAGATAAATATGAAATTTTGGGGATGCAGTATAATCCCCAACATTTAGATACTATTATGAAGATTTGGAAAAGCGGGAAATACTCAATTCATTTAGTAACTTATAAAGACCCCAAAGAGTGGAAAGAACTTGAAGGATTTTTATTTGAAAAGTATTTATATTTTAATAATTTAGAATTTATTGAAGGTTTTAAAGAATTGAAGAGGTTTTGTGAATTAAAATATCTTTATTATGTAGATGATGGGGATAAATTATTTTTACCTAAGAACGCTGTTTCTATGCAAGAGTTTTTAGGGGTGATGAAATGAGTGTAGATTCTAATTTTATTTTAAAATTATTAGAAACTAAGGATTGGAAAACAGTAGCAGAAAAAAGAATATCAGCTAAGTTTTTTAATCCAGCTTATAAAAGAGTATTTAATTATATTTCAGACTTTAAAATTAAATATGGAGATATTCCTAGCACGGAATCATTAAAATCAAGATTTCCAGAACTTGATTTTAATGGAAGGGTAACAGAACCATTTGAATTTTATTGCGATGAGTTAAGAAATAAAGTTAAACACAATTTGTTAAGGGATACAATACTTTCTGTGCAAACAGATATAAACTCATTAAATACAGAAGAAGCAGTTAAGAAGTTACAGAAACTAATACAAAATATTGATTCTGAAATTGTTCTTAATGATACTTGTAAAATAGGTGAGAGAACAGAAGAGCGTTTTGAGCAGTATAAAGAACGGCAAAAAACAGGTGGCATTTCTGGGATGCCTATAGGTTTATTGCCGATAGATAAACAGATAGGTGGGGTTAAAGAATTAGACCTTATAACTTTCTTAGGATACACAGGAACTGGTAAATTAATTGCCGTCTTACATAGATACGGTAAAGATATGTAAGATTACGAGGGGGCAAAATCGGTAAAGGCTGTCAAATGCTAATACCGAGGTAACTGAATAATCCAGCACCGTAACGCATAGAGATTGAAATAATATCTCCACGAGTGTCCTCCACATACCGTACACTTTTGTGGAAGTGAAAATATATGCTATACTGGAATGGAATTGACCATTCGATGAAAATGAAGGAAACTTCCAGAGCTACAGATAAAAAGCTGTAGGTTAATAACAATTAGAAAACGTGGCTCTTGTGCATTATTGCTGTAGCAATGGCAAAAATGGGATATAAGGTTTTGTTTTTAACTAAAGAAATGTTGCCAGCTCAATTAATAGACAGAATTGATGCAGTATGGTCAGGGATAAGCTACTCTCGTATTAAAGATGGTCAGTTATCGCCACAAGAAGAAGAGAAGTATTATAAGTATCTTTTAGAAGAAGCACCAAAATATAAAGATAAGTTAATTGTTGAATTAGTCGAGGGCGGTGTAATATCTTGTGGAAGTTCCATTGATTTACATAAGCCAGATGTCTGTTTAATTGATGGTGGTTATTTAATGGCTGATGATTCTGAGGATGATGACTGGCGGGGAATTTTAGAAGTATGGAGAGGATTTAAAGCATTAGCTCGAAACAGAAAAGTCCCAATTCTTTGCACCTCACAGTTAAAGGGAGAGACTGCGACATTAAGTAATATTTCTTATGTCAAAGCCTTAGCCCAAGAAGCGGATGCTGTTTATGGTTTAGAGCAAGATAAAACAGATAAGGCGGAGAAAGAGATAAAAATAGTAACTTTAAAAGTGCGTGATGGCGAATGGAAACCACCTTTTAAAATGAGTTGGGATTTTACTGAAATGAAACATGATTTATTATATGTGGAAGAAGAAAAGAAAAGGACACCAATAGCGGTAAAACAAATACAAAGGATTGAGTAGTATGAGAATAGAAGAACTTTTAACTGTATGCGAAGTATTAAATATAAAGAATATTAAAGTAGTAGGCAATGATATTATGGCATCTTGTTGCTTTCATCGAGATACACGTCCTTCTTTTGGTTTAAATGCTGAAAAGGAATGTTACCATTGTTTTGGTTGTGGTGAAAGTGGGACAATAGTTGGTTTAATAGCAAAGTGTCTAAATATCTCTTATGCCGAAGCAAGAATAAAGCTTGATGAAATAATTGGAGAACAAGCGCAAAAGGTTGAAGAAGTTCCTTTACGAGAATATGAAGAAGTTCCTGAGCAGAAAGAAAGATTTGTTTTATCTAATTCTTCATTAGGGGCATTTCAAAGTGGGCAAATATTTCATAAATATTTTATTGACCGAGGATTTAGCCAAGAAGACCAGCAAAGATTTTTATTTGGTTGGGATGCACAAAAGAAACGAGTTACTATTCCAGTATTTTGGGAAGATAGTTCATTATGTGGTTTTATAGGAAGGGCAGTATTAAATGATAAAACGCCAGAATATGCAAATGTATATGGCAAAGCTCCTAAATACTATGTATATGACAATTTTCCACGTTCGGGAATTTTATTTCCCTTGAATTTGTTTAGACCTGTTAATGATTCTGTTATTTTAGTAGAGGGAGTATTAGATGCTTTGTGGTTACAAAAACACGGTTATGCTAATACTTTAGCTATGTTAACTTGCAGTATTTCAGAGGCTCAAATTTCACTTCTGAGGAGTTTTAATATCAAAAAGGTAATATTAGCCCTAGACGGAGATAAAGCTGGTCAGAGTGGCTGTAAACGCATATATGACCTATGTAAAGATGAGTTTATATTCAGTATTGTAAATTACCCTGAAAATTGTAAAGATGTTCAAGATATGAATAAAGAACAATTAGATTATATGTTTAATAATTTAGAGATGTATCCAAGATTAAAATTAAGAAAAATAGAATAGGAGAAAAAAGAATGGTAGCTTCAATTTTTAAAAGAGGATTTCAAGCAAGAACAGAGGTAGAAAAGACCACTAAAAAAGGTGGCTATATTAAAGATTATTTTTTAACAGTGAGAGATGCCGCAGATGCACCAGTTAGATTTTTAACTGATGAGCCAATTAGTTTTTGGAGCCATAATGTTCAAGAAGGTGGTAGATATAATAATTATGCTTGTACCTGTGAACCTGATTGCCCATTATGTCAAGCTGGCGTACCTAGAAGCTTTAAATCAGCTTATTTAGTTGTAGATGGTAGACAAGGTAGCTATATTAGCAAAAAGACAGGTGAAAAAGTAGAGTTTGATAAAGCAGTTGCTGTTCTTTTAAGAGGAAATGATTGTGGTATTATTGAACGCAATAGACAGCGTTATGGGTTGTTAGATGCACCCTATTATGCAACTCGCATGGGACAGAAACCTAGTATTTCTTATTTGTTTGACAAAGCAGGAGCAGAGATTTTTACAAAATATCCATATTTAGATAAAGATATCTTTGCTATTGGAGAGTTAAATGAAGCGGCTAAAGAAAAAATTCAGGAATTAATTCCTGATAAATATAGAGGACTTGATTATTACGAAATTATAGAAAAGAAATTCCCATTTTACGGTGTTGAAGACACCTCTTTTGATACAACAACACTTGTAGAACCTGAGCCTATTCGTCCAGCAGGGCTTAATAGAGTTTTGGTAAGGGAAGTGGATTAATGGATAAATGGTCTCAAAAAGCATTAGATTCTTGTATGAAGTATTGGCAGAAAATTTTAGGACTTAGTCATTGGGATATAGTTATTACATATGCAAATAATAGGGATATTGAATATTTATTGGGCTACCCAGCATTAGCAAGTATTTCTTCTAGCCCTTCTATGGAGAGGGCAATAATTCGGATAAACAGTAATCCTGAGCTTGACGAAGATGCTATTATAAATGGCAGTGATGATGTTGAGTGGAGTATACTTCACGAATTATTGCATCTTTATTACCTAGATTTATATATAAACAAAGAAGATAAAGCACAAACAGAATTGATAGAAAAAATTATCAATAAGACTTGTAAAGCATTATTGACTACAGGAAGGTTTAGAAATGGGCGCAATAGCAGATAGACAAACTTTAATTAATAAAATAGCAGAGCAAAATAATATTACTTCAACAGAGGCAAATAATATTATTAAGATGTTTTGTAAAGGCATGGAAGGGGTTTTAGAAGAATACACTGGATTAGTTTTGCCTAGATATTTTTCTTTAGTATCAAGACAGCAAGATATAAAAACTTCTTATAACATTCATACTAAGACTTTTCAAGATAGAAAACCTTTTAACAGGTTTGTTTTTAAGCCAAGTAAAAAATGGAAGAAGTTAATTAATAAGGAGTGATTATTTGTTTCATCAAAAATTCTTTAAATTAACTATTGTCAATAAAGAGAATGTTGATAGATTTTTTGAGGAATATGAACGAGCGAAACAAATTTTCTTTGACTTTGAAACTTCTGGATTAGATGTAAGATATAAGGGGAAAGATTATGCAGTAGGATTAACAGTAGCCTTTGAAGATAGTGTCAGTAAGGAAGTATATTATATTCCTTTCAGGCACTATTTTGAAGGTAGCTATATTGGTTGTGGGAGACTTGATTACCGTAAAAACACTGCGGTTTTTGATGATGCCAAAAATTTTCCTGATTTTTTACCAGAAAAGTTTTCAGGAGAATACTATAATATGGATATTGTTGATTTTATGGAACGATTGAAGCCTTTAATGGAAAATGGTGGAAAAGAGTATATAGCCCATCATATTTCATTTGATTTACATTTATTTGCAAATGAAGGTGTAGATATAGTAAAAGTGTTTGAAACAAATACTTTTACTGATACACAAATAGCTGTACATACTTTAGATGAAGAACAAGAGAAGAATTTAGAAGCAGTAACTGAAACAATTTTCTCTGTAAAAAAATCTCATTTTAAAGATACTATTATGACAGTTACTAAAGAGGAAAAGAAACTTTTGGGATTAGCTTCTAATAGTAATGCTAGTTTTCAACACGTTCAGATTCCAATAGGAGCACAATATTCAGCAGAAGATGTATATTTTATGAAAGAAATGTATGAGCCAATTCTTAATGCGTTAAGAGAAGATGGCGGTTACGAGTATTTCAGAGAAGTGCGTATGCCATTTATGAAAGTTTTATGGAAAATGGAGCGCAACGGAATAAAAGTTGACACAGAAAAACTTGAAGGTATGATAAAGTTAGCGGAAGAAAAATTAGAAGAATTAACATACAAGATATATGAAGTAGTAGGAGCTAAGTTTAATATTAATAGCGGTCAACAGTTATTTGAGATATTATATGGTTTTAAAAAGAAATTAAAGGATAAGAAAACAGGGGAATATAAAGAGTCTTTTAATGAGGATTTAGTAGCATTAAATTTTGGTTTTAAGCCTATCACATGGACAGATGGTGGAAAATCAAGAGATATGTTATTAAGAACGCCAAAAACAGATAAAGATGCACTAAAGAAATTGTTAAGACAAACCCCTAAAAGAGAAGATGGGCATAAATTAATTAAACTTCTACAAGATTATTTTAAATTGACAAAATTATATACAGCATTTATGCTGGGTATAAAAGAAAAAATATATTGTGACGGAAAAGTGCATCCAAGCTTCAATGAAAATGGTGCGTCATCGTATAGGCTAAGTTGTTCTGACCCGAACTAAACAGATGGTTCGCTAGGTAAGAAATTCCTAGAAAAATTAACTGCTCTAACTCGGTGAAACTCCACCAATAAAAGGACAATACCGAACTAAGTTAGTTAGTGATAACTAAAAAGTGTAACGACTAGAGAAAGTAGGCTATATTAGTTGGAATCTCCACGAATGGGCAGAGCCTAAACCGAAAGGCATGGCTAAGATATAGTCTGAACTCCGTACAATGGTAAAGGCGGAGAAGCGAGGATAAAGAGCCTCGTGATAACATAATTGTTCAACAACTTCCTAAGCCTTTAGAAGAGCCTAAAGATGGTGAAGATAGAAGTTATTATGATTTTTGGATACAATTTGAGATAAGAAGTTTAATGATAGCTGATAATGAAGATGAAGTAATTGTTGCGGCAGATTATCATGCTTTGGAAAAGTTTTTAACAGCGCATTTTTCAAAAGACCCATTGTTGATTAAAATGCTAAAAGAGAAACTTGACCCACATGGGACAGTAGCAACTATTATTTTTCCAGAATTAGCAGATGCAGACCCAAATTCAATTAAGAAATTAGCACCACATAAAAGAAATGTGGCTAAGACTGTAGGTTTCGCTGTAGATTATGGTGGTTCAAAAATAGCGGTAGCAAGAAATCTAGAAATAGATGAAAAGACCGCACAAGAATATATAGATAGGTATTTTGAAGGTTTTGCAGGGTTAAAAAAATATGATAGAGATTTAATTCAATTTGCTAGAAAGAATGGTTATATAGAAACATTATTTTCTGGGCATAAACGTCACTTGTGGGGGATAAATTCCCAAGATGGTAGAACACGTTCATACTATGAACGATTAGCGGTTAATTCAAAATCACAAGGGGCGGCGGCAGATTGCACAACATTAGCACAGATAGATGTGGATAATGATGTGGTATTAAAATCTATTGGAGCAAGACAAATACTTAATGTACACGATAAACTTTAGTCAAATAACTTGTCGTGTTTAAACTCTTCGATATGCTGGAACGCAAAAATACAGTATTACCAAAGAGTGACAATATACTGTATATCACGAAAGTGTGTAGCCAATCAGCAGGGAGGAAATGAGAATATTTCACCCTCACAGACTAACAAAAGCATAGAATAGTAGGAACTGCACATTACTACTATTTGAGAAGTGAGTAGAGTACGGCTTTGTTGAAATACAAAGTGGGTTGACATCCTTAAATGGAAGCGGGGAGGCATAGTGCAGATGTATGATATAGTCGAGTGTGTTTTTAAGCATACGTTATGGAGATAGTCATGGTATGCCCTAAAAAGTTTGCAGAATTATGCAAGCAGAGATTAACTTTTCATATGGAAAATTGTTTACCAAGTAGGGGCATAAATTTAACAATTCCATTGGAAGCAGTAGGAGATATAGGTAGAACTTATAGTGAAGCAAAATAATGCTTGACAAAAATAAGATTATGTGGTATAATAAGGAGGTAAAGAATATGACAATTGATGGAGGTTACAGAGGAGATGTTTCTGTTCCTAAAACATCTTTAGGTGAATGTGAAGAAGTTTTAAAACTTTTAGAAGCTCAAGTAGGGATGCTTGAAGACATAAATAATCGGTTACAAAAGTGTGTTGTTGGGGAGACCATTGCTGTTGAAAGTGTAGCCCCAGAAGGTTTAGTGCCAAATGTTCTTGGTATACGTCTAAGTAGATTAGAGGATAAGTTAGGTGTTGTTATTAGAGATTACTCTGATTATGTTAATGTAATTGAAGAGAAACTAGGCAATATGGCATTACAGGGGTGATACTTTGCCAGATTTAAAGCAGTTAGTAAAGACTATAAATAAAGCGCATGGTAAGAACGCTATACGTTTAGGGGCAACTATTAAAGAGCAGATGTCCTATAAGATTTCAACAGGTAGTGTAGCTTTAGATTATGTAATTGGTGGTGGAATACCTTCTGGAAGATTAATAACTATTGCAGGAGCTTATTCTACTGGTAAATCATTATTAGCTTATAAGATGATTGCTAATGTTCAAAAAATGAAAAAGAAACTTGTTACAGTTGATGGCGAAGATATAGAAATTGTAGCAGAAGATGGTGATATTCCTTTAACTTGTGCTTTGATACAAACGGAACAAGGTAGTCTTACAAAAGAATGGGCAATAGAAAACGGCATAGATTTAGAGTCACTTTTATTTTGTCAACCTGATGGAATGGAAGAAGCTTTAGATATAGCTATAGCCTTGCAGAGAGCAGGAGTAGAATTGATTGTTATTGATTCTTATGCCGCTTTACTACCTACTAAAGTATTAACTTCTGACTTTGATGAAAGTTATCAAATGGGAATCAAGCCTAAAATGCTAGGTGAGTATCATGGTAAATTTCAGTTGTTTAATAATGCATTAGAGCGAGAAGGAAAACTTCCTTCTACGGTTGTTGCAATTAATCAGTTGAGAGAGAAAATTGGTGTGATGTATGGAAGTTGAATTAAGATAAATCAAATGATTTATTAAGAGATTTGGGCTTCCCTGTAGGGCGACTTACAGTAAAAAACTGTGTGAACGCAAAAGCGGTGTCAGAAATGGCTAACGGTGAATAGGCAGAATACCGTGCCAAGCCTCATTAGAGGAAGGTGTAGAGACTATCGAAAACAGAAACATAATGTGTATTGCTTATATTATGTGGGTAAGTGAGTAGAGTACGGCTTTGTTGAAATGCAAAGTAGCTAAGGCTTTAAATGGAAGCGCACAGCACTCTTAGCGGGAGTTGAAGATATAGTCCAGAGGGATTATTCCCTTTGCCAGAGTATACAACAGGTGGTAGAAGCACTGGATTTACGAATACTTTAGAGATTAGATTACGTATGGGTGATACTATTGCAGTAGGCAGTGGAGAAACGAAAAGAATCGTAGGTAAGACAATCAAATTTAGAATCGAGAAAAATAAAGCTGGTGTTCCTTATGGAACAGGTGAGTATGATATTTATACAGACACTTGTGACTATATTCAAAGAGGAGACATAGATAACGAAAAAGCATTAATTATGATTGCAGTATTGTTAGGAATAGTTGAGCGCAGAGGTGGCTGGTATTACTATAATGGTGAGCAGTTATCACAGGGGCAAGATAATTTAATTAAATTATTGCGTTCTAACAGAGCTTTATTTGAAGAGATAAGGGAAAAGGTGTTAACATCAGATGAGCATATACAATAGAGGCTATAACTCTTTTTTATATGATATTCTGGTAAGGCGAGGGTATTATACAGCTTCTTGTTATAATTGTTGGTTTTATGACAGAGGCTGTATTAATACAGATGTTACAGAGTATGATTTAATTAAGGGTGAAGAAACATATTGTATCTTTTGGAAGCCACCACCAGTACAAGGGAATAGGTGATAAAAAGCATGGCGAGAAAAGGAACAACAAAGTACAAAAGTAACAAACAAGAAAAAGATGTAGCAAAAATATTAGGTGGAAAAACAGTAATGGCTAGTGGCTCTTTATGGCAAGCTAAGGGTGATGTAAGAACATCAAGATACTTAGTTGAGTGTAAGACTACTGATAAAGATTTCTATAAGCTGGAACAAAAGATTTTAGCTAAAATTGCAAAGGAAGCTATAAAGGACGGACTAAGAAGCCCTCTATTAGTTTTTGATTGCAAGAATGAGAGATTTGTAGTCTTTAGAATAAAGGACTGTTCGTTAAAAGCCTCTTTAATCTTTAAATTATTTAAAGTAAAGATTATTGATACTTTAGTAAAAGGTAGAAGTATTTCTTTATCTTATAAAGAAGATTTAAAGAGTTTAAATAAAAATGAGAATGCTATAGGATTTAGTGTTCATAACTATAGATTAGTTCCTGAAACTTGGTTTTTAGTTTCAGAAGAAGTATTCTTAAAAAATGAAAGAGTATTATACGAGGTTATGTAATGAAGCGGTTAAAAGTAAGAGGTTCAGCTACTAGCCTGTTTTCAATTATGAAGGGGTCAAATTGCCCTTTAACAACAGCAATAGACTCTTATTTATTAACTGAAAAAGATGATGAAGGAAGAAAACATGGCTTTAATAGTCCTAGTGGGATAAAAGATTGTGTAAGGTCTCTTTATTATGTTAGAAAGTTTTATGATTGTACAAATGTAATAAAACCAAGAACAAAACGAGTATTTCATAATGGTAAAGATGTTCATACTAGGATACAAAATTGTTTAATAAAATCTGGTTTATTATTACAAGAAGAGCCACCAGTATTTAATGCAGAACTACAAATATTGGGGAATGCAGATGGATTGGCTTTAATTAATGGACATTTAGGTGTATTAGAGATAAAGTCAATTAATCATTGTGAATATGTAGGATTATTAGAACCTAAACCAGAACATATAAAACAAGCTTCAATTTATATGTATTGTTTTGAAACGATAAGGCAAGCAATGCAGAGTGAGGACTTTTGTGGGGAAGAACTTGCTAATAAATATTACTTATCTTTAGATAAATCTTTAAAAGTAAAAGAGCGGAAAAGCAGAAAACAAAGCTTTTTAAAAATGTTAAATCTTATAGAAGATTACAAAACCACTCCAATAGATAGCATTGATTTTTTGTATGAAAATAAAAATACACAAGAGATTAAAGAATTTATTGTTTATTGGGATGAGAGTATAATGCAAGAGATAAAAAGTAAATATACTTTTTTGAATGAATGTATAGCAAAAAACAGAATACCTGATAGACCAGAGGGTAGCACAAAAAGCGGTAGTTGTAAAAACTGTAAATATAAAGGAGTGTGTTATAGTGAATAAAATTCTTTCTAAGGTATTTTATGGATTAGGCATGTTATTAGGGGTAATAGTAATGTCTATTGTTTGTGTGGCTTTCAGTTTTTGTTTCTGTGTAGTGCCTTATTTAATATATACTTTTTTGCCAGTAACACTTAGTCCAGTTTTAATTTGGCTATTTGGCGCAATTTATTTAGTTACTGCTTTTTTATGCCTTTATAACTTTATGGTTCGGGGCAAAGCTTTTAACTTATGAAAGTATGGCAAATATTTAAAGAGTATGCTTGGATATTATGCATTTTTTTAAGTGTAGCGTGTTTTTATTTTTATAACAAACCGCCAGAGATTATTTATAAATCAGCAGTAAATATTGATAATGGCGAATTAACAGTTGAGGATATAAAACGTCCTCAAATTACATTAGATTCAAGTATTAAGGAACAAGCGAAAGTTCAAGTAATAGAAAAAAAAGATGAAACAGAAGCGGATTTAAATATAAAAGATAATTATAAATTTAAAGCTAATATAAATGGTAAAGAGATTGAAATTGTTCCTGATACTAAAGAAAATTTTGAGTTTAAAAAAGATGCTGTTAATATAGATAGAGATATAGAGATAGAATATAAAATTAAGACAACGACATTACAGCCTAATTTTGGTTTAGGATTGGGAATTGATTTTAATGGGAATCCAGCAATGAGTGCAAACGTGAAGCTTAAAAAAGCACCAGTATACTTTTGGGGAGCATCAAACTTCAAAGATTCGCATATGATAGGAGTAGGTATTTATGGTGACTTTAATTGACAAGATTGAAAGTCAACTTTCACAAGAAGGTGTAACCCCTTTCTCCAATGAGAATATTGAAAGAGACTATTTAAAATTGCCAAGATATTTAGATGAGTTACCTGCCGCTGAAATAGGAAGGTATCTTCATGCTACAGTACAGCAAAGGGTATATGTAAGAACGCTCATATCTCAAACAAGAGCGTATTTAAGGGAAGCACAGAGTCAGTTAAATATGGAAAAAGCTTTAATTTATAGAAGTTTTCCAGTAAAAATGAGTCTTACAGAAAAAGAATTAAAACTTGCAGAATATCCTTCCGCTAAAGAGGCAATGGAAAGGGTGATATATTTGCAAGAAAGACTTGATTATTTAAAAGATGTATTAGATAGCTTAGAAGATTTAAAATTTAATATTAGTAGAGAGCTGTCTAGACGTGGAGTAGACTTTACAGATGCTAACAGAAGTGCTAGGGTTGGTGTAGAGTGAAGCAAGTAGATGTTCTTAAAGAACGGTTAGAACTTTTAAAAAGATATGAACCTGATTCAGAAGAAATAGTAGAGTTAGAAAATCAGATTAAATTAAGCAAAAAAGCTAAATCCAGCAGGAGAAAAGGGGCATCTTATGAATCAAAGGTAAGGAAGCTTTTGGGCGAAAGATTTCCTGATTTAGATTTTTCAAGAGTTCCTTCCAGTGGTGGATTTCAAAAATCCTCAGCTAATACTTTGTTAAGAGGAGACTTAGTTAATCTAAATGAAGATTATGATTTCAAATTACATTTAGAACTAAAAAATCAAAATAGATGGCAAGTTAATACATGGTTTGAGCAAGCTGAAAGTGATTGTATTGAAGGTAAATTGCCTATAGTCATTATGCATAGAACGCAGAAAAATGAAAATGGCAAGCGAATAGCAGAAGCAGATGATTTTGTATTTTTACGTTTAAAAGATTTTTTAGATATTCTAGATGATGGAAAAATAATCAAAAAATGTCTTGACAAAAAGACAAAAATGTGATATAATAACATTTGTAATAATTTTAAAAAAGCCTGTAAAGGGCTATAAAAGGAAAGAGGAAGATAGAATGGAAAAAACAGCTTTATTTAAAGTTTCTTCAACAAGTAATGCAAAAAGTGTAGCAGGCTCAATCAGCCACACATTGAAAGGTGACGGAGATACAGCACCAAAAGATGTAGTATTGCAAGCAATCGGAGCTAAAGGCTAATTGGCTCCCATCACAGTGATGTGATGAAAAATAGCGGGGAAGAAAACTGGAAAGCTGAGAAGCTAATCAGATTGGAAGGTTTAGTTTAAAAGCTAAACCACAAGCAGAGCATAGACAGTGAACCTCTTAGAGAATATAATCTGTCCACGAGTCCCCGCCGCTTATAACGAGGTTATATGAGTAAGAACAAAGGATTAAGAAGCGTAATTACAAAAGAATATTTACAAAGAGAGTATCTTGAAAAAGGAAGAACGGCAAGTGACATAGGAAAAGAATTTGGTTGTAGCCATGAAAACATTTTATGTTATTTAAAAAAGTTTGGGCTACAAAGAGGTCAAATTAAAAATCCTAATGTTGCTAAACTTACTTTAGATTTTTTAATTGAGGAATATGTAAATCAGGAAAAGAGCATAAATCAAATAGCTTTAGAAACTGGTTGCCATAATTCTCATGTATCAAAAGCTTTAAAAGGCTTTGGTATAAAAATAAAGGATAGACGTAAGTTGCCAGTTGGAGAAAGCAACATTCTTTATAGATATGGTCTTTGTGAAAGTCATGGGTATTTAAAAGTAAGGATGCCAGCGCATCGTTTAGCAGATAATCGTGGTTATGTATACTTACATATTCTATTAGCTGAATATTTTTATGATTATAAAATCTCTGATGGAGAAGTTGTTCACCATAGAAATGGTGATAAACAGGATAATCGTAAAGAAAACTTACAAATTATGCCTAAAAAAGAACATGATAAACTTCATGCTGAATTACGTTGGAAATCTGGGGCTTTTCGAGCGTTATAAGATGAAAAGATATGCCGAACTAACAGGAAACGAACTGTTAGAAGTAGAGGATAAAAAGCCTTTACGATAACATAATTGAGTGCCATTAATCAAACATGTAAAGCTATTGCTATTTCAAGAGGGCATTTAGCTGTGGCAGGATACGATGTAGTTACTAGAATTGGATTTGACGTTGTTGAAATTGATGGTGAAGAACGTACAATTTTGAAATTCTTCGTATCATTGAGATAACTCTGACTAGAGTATAACAGTCATAGCCCACCTAAATGGTGGGCTTTTATTTTAAGGAGGCATACTATGAACCAAGAACTCACATTAGCAGTTAGCAGTAGTTTTGAAGCCGCTCATCATTTAGTAAATCCAACAGCATTTAATGAAAAATGCCTTAAACTACATGGACATTCTTATAAGTATACTATCTTTTTAAAAGGAGAAGTACAAGATGGTGGTATGGTAGAAGATTTTGGAGCTATAAAGAGATATATTATAAATGAAATAACAAAGCTCTATGACCATTCAGATTTAAACAGATTTTTTTATAATCCTACCGCAGAAATGTTAGTTTTAGATATGGCATGGAGAGTAGAAGCCTTAATAGAGGATAATAGTTTAAAAGTTAAACTGACCAAAATAGAATTAGCCGAAACGGATAATAATAGGGTAATATGGGAGTCACAGTAAATGTATATTACAGAGATTTTTAGTAGTATTCAAGGTGAGGGGAAGTATACAGGCTATCCTACTACCTTTGTTAGATTATTTGGTTGCAATTTATTTGAGATGTCTCCTAGCTATGCTTGTAAGTATTGTGATGAGAAACATTCAATGACAGGCAAACGAATAAAGATGCATTTAGGATTGGTAATGGATAAGATAGGGGCATTAGGAAATAAATATGTTTGTATTACAGGTGGAGAACCTTTAATGCAGGAAGAAACTATGCCTTTAGTTTATGAATTATTGTATAATGATTATATTGTTACAGTAGAAACAAATGGGACAATTCCTATAGAGCATTGTGAATATGTAAGAAGTTATTCATATTGTATGGATGTTAAATTACCTAGTAGCAGAACAGTATTAGCACCAGATTTAAATTGTTATAAGAATTTAGGAGAGCTAAAAGTAAATGATGAAGTTAAGTTTGTTATTTCTAATATCCATGATTATGAAGAAGCAAAACGGATTTTAAAGAAATATAAAACTAAAGCAAGCCTTATTTTTTCTCCTGTGAATTGTGATTTAGAATTAGCAAGAGAAATAATGGGTTGGTTAATGAAAGATAAACTAAAAGCTAAATTAGGATTACAAATACATAAATTATTAGAAATTAAATAGTAAAAATCTGTTGACAAATATGGATTTTTATGGTATAATAGGAGTATAGTATGAAGATAGAAAATGTTAGAATATATGGTTTGCCAGAGAGCTTAATAGCCTCTGGCTATCCTATGTTATCTATAGAATTAAATGAAGAGGAATTTTTAAAGGAAGTAGAAGCGACAGAAAAAATAATTAAAAATAAATCTGGTAGTAATAAACATATAGAAAGAGGTATTAGATTAGGCAATTCTCCTTTAGGTAGCGGACATAATTGTGCTTTAAAGGGAATTACAGTACAATTTGATTTAACTTTGCCTCAGTATACATGGCAACAATTACAAAGATATCACTATATTGATTTTATAAGCTCAATGGGCGTTTTAGGCAGTAATGCCTAAAATTATCAGACGGAGAACCTGTAAATGCAGGGTGTCAGAAATGGCTAACGGTTCAGAACTAGAGATAGTTTATGAGTAAGGGAAGCTAAACCTTTCGAGGCAAGCTAATACCGTGCTGTATAAATTTGAAAAGGAAATTATTATGGAAAAAATTGAAGATATGATTATTTTAGAGTATTTACCACTTCAAAAAGTAAGAGTGAGATGCTCTATTTGTGGAAAAGAAAGAATAGTATCTTTAAGAAATTTAAGGAGAAAAGGTAATAGACATACTATAAATACTTGTAAAGAATCTTTTGTTAATTTACTAATAGGAAAAGAGCTAGGCGATTATGTTGTTTCTGGTTCCGCTCCTAAAAATAAAATAGAATTAAGCTGTAAGATATGTGGGCATAAAACGTCTTGTTATGAAAGTGGGCTAACCCCAAGATTCCATAATGGTAGCACTTGTAAAGAAGATTTTGCTAAAAGTTTTCTAGGAAAATCTACAGATGCTTTTAAGATAGTTGATTATTTTAAAAAGGGACAACAGTATCAATTAGTGTTAGAATGTTTATCCTGTGCAACACGAAGGAATATACCTATTAATAAAATAGATACATATTCTTTTTCTCATAAAGATTGTTTTTATTTTCTTCCTAATGATAACATAAAGAAAACTATAAGTTATCGTTGGGAGGGGATAAATCAACGTGTTTTTAATCCTAACAATAATAACTATACGTATTATGGAGCAAGAGGTGTGCAGAATAAATTCAAAGATAAAGTTGATTTCTATTATCATTTTTATCCCGAATTATCTAAAAATCCTTTTCTAACTATAGATAGAATAGATGTTAATGGGGATTATAGCAAAGAAAATACAAGACTAATTACAATAAAAGAACAGCAGTCTAATAAAAGAGAAACTCATTATTTTATAGCACAAGCTGGTGATAAATGCTATGTTTCTAATAACACTATGGAATTTGGAAAAAGATTTGGCATAAATGGTAGGAGCATAGGAAATTGTTTGAGAGGACAATCTAAAACTGCTGGTGGCTTTAAATTCAAAGAAATTACAAAAGAGCAATTTGAGAATTTATGTAGTGTAACGACTAAAGGGATAATTGTTATCCAAGAGGTTGTAGGTGGAATTCCTACGCTGTAGCACCGTCCCCCTGAAAAGGGTGAAGAGATAGTCTATTCCCTTCAAATACGCCGAAAGGCGGGGTATAAAGCAATGTCAAAAATGCATCGTATTACAATGCTTGATTTAGATAAACATTGTCCTTTAGTGGATAATGAATTATTAAAAATTTCACAAAGATATGTAAATGCTTATAAAAAAGGTGAGATTGGCATAGATGCTTGTTTATCTAATATTCCTATGGGATTACAGATGACAGCACGAATGACTACAAACTATTTACAACTATTATCTATTTATCATCAAAGAAATACTCATCGTTCAGATGAATGGAAAGAGTTTTGTTCTTGGGTAAAAACACTGCCTATGTTTAAAGAGTTGTGTTTAAAAGGAGAATAAATGTATGGATTTAAACTCTGTTAATATAACAGCTACACAAGTAGCTAAAAATTATTTTTCAGCTTATGTTGAAAATGGCTTTATTTATTCTTATAGTGTATATGGTGAAAGACAACAAGTTGGTGTTACAAATGATGCTTATACTGCTTTACAGAAGACAGCGCAAGAAGCTTTAGATAAAGCTGAAAAGTATTATCAACGATTAGTAGAGTTAGGAGATATAGTACCTCCTAAAACATCAGAAGAAACTATTGCAGAATTGATGTCTGTAGTTAGTGAATTACGTAATGAGATAAGAGAAATGAAGACAGTTCAACATAAGGGGGAATAGAAAGTGTCACACATGAAGAAGTCGTTAATGCATCTGACGAAGAAGCAAAACTGGATTGATGATTTAGTTGAAATATTAAAATGTAGATTAAAATATCCTACAACAGATTTAAAAGAAGTTTATGAAGATATAGAAGAAGACATTTATTTATGTGTTAATGGCGAGCATTTTGATGAGGACTTAGCGAAACAAGCCGTTAGTGAGATGATAAATGCAGGTGGTACAACTGGCGAGAAATGGAGCAAGGAGCGTACTGATGAGGCTGCTCGGATTGTCGGCATCACTGAAAACCTCTGGGATTTTTACTATGTTATTAATATGTACTACAGCGATTACAACACAGTTATCGGTGAAGATATTACAATGGCGGCGAAACTCTCTAAAGCGTTCATTGAAGATGTAGATGTTCCAGAAGGAAAAGCTTATAGATACTACAAATATGTAGTTAAAGATGAATAATTGCGGAAATAATAATGGTCTTCTGGATACTTTAGGGGCTTTAGGTGATTTATTAGGCATACTAAACTATATAGAAAATTTACAACAAACTAAAAATGATGTTATAATGAAAGAACTAAGAAAGCAGGATAGTGTATATTTTAAGCAAATATTAGAGAATCAAGCAAGAATTGAAGAAAAGTTAGATAAGTTACTTGACAAGCAAGAGTAGCTATGATATAATAGAGGTGTAGTCAAGGCTACGCCTCTATTTTAATTATAAGGAAGATTAAAATGCAGAAATTTAAATTGAGAAGTAACGACCTAGATACTTTATATAGTATCTTTAAACATAGTTCATTAACTCCATTAGATATAAAGCAGTTAAGACAAAATAAATTTTTCTATACTTATACGCCACGAAGAGCAATGGAAAGAAATGAAAGAGTTTTTGTTAGAGTGGCAGATACTTTTGACTGTCCAATATTGTTTAATATGGCAGGTAGAAACTTTCTATATTTTTTTAAGGAAGTTAATGATAGGGATGAGTGGGAATGATAAAAAATAAAATTAGCAAAGAATTTAAGGAATTTTATGGATGGGAGTAATAAAACATGAAAATTATAGCAGTAGATTTTGATGGAACATTATGTGAAAATAAGTATCCAGAAATAGGTGAGCCTGTTACTGGGTATTATCGAGGGTGGAAAGGTGATAAATATTTTTCTTGTCGTTTTAATTTTATTAAGCTTTTAATAGCTTTGCAAGAAATGGGAAATAAAATAATTCTTTTTACTTGCAGAGGTGGTGAACAATTAGAAGAAGCTGTAAGTTGGTGCAATAACCTATTTGGATTAAAGTTTGATGCAGTTAATAATGATGTAGAGGAAACTTTACAAAGGTATGCTCCAACTATTGAATTAAGAAATCAATTATCTGCTACAAGAAAGATTTATGCAGATGTTTATATAGATGACAGAAATTTAAATGCAGATGAATATTTAGAGAAGAATCTAATTTTATTAGATGCAAAATCTTTATATGATATGGGGATAACAGAAAATGCTACAGAATTTTTAATTGAAAGGGTGTTGAATAAATGAGAAAAATAGTTGTGGCTGGTACAAGAGAATTTAATGATTATAGATTATTATGTGATGTTTTAGATTTTCATATAAATGGTGAACAAGTAATTATAATTAGTGGTAATGCTAAAGGAGCAGATTCAATGGGAGAGGTTTATGCTTCTTCTCATAATTTGAAATGTGTAAAATTTCCCCCTGATTATGAAACTTATCCCTCTAAAGTAGCTCCATTAAAAAGGAACGAGGAAATGGCAAAGGAAGCTACAGAAGGAATTATATTTTGGGATGGTGTTTCAAGAGGTACTTGGAATATGATTCAGCAATTAAGAAAATATAAGAAAAAAGTAACTATTATTAACTATAGGAAGTTGGCATAAAATGGATAATTGCGAATTTTATTTATTATATAGCGGTGGGTATGATAGCACTGTGTTGCTTTATGATTTTATTGATAAATTACCTAATAAATTGACGGTAATACATATTGTTACTCAGTATAATCAAGAAGAAACAAAAGCGGCAAGAGAGATAATTGAATTAGTAAAAGACAAAATTCTTAACTATATTGAATTAGAAATGCCTGTTTACAAAACAGAAATAGAATACATTCCTTATAGAAATGCTCAATTTATATTAAGAGCACTTTCAACCTTGACAATTAAAGCAGGATGTGCTATAATATTATTAGGGTTGATAAGAGTAGAAGAACCTTTTCCTGATTGCACACAGTATTGGTTAAAAACAATGGAGAAATTAGTTCAAGTAGAAAATCCTCATATTGGATTAGAAGCACCTTATATTAACAATACTAAAGATGAAATTTATACCGTAGGATGCAAGTTTAAGGTTCCTTTAAGAAATACTTTTAGTTGTAACTTTCCTGTAGATGGTGCAGAATGCGGGGAATGTGGAAACTGTAAATGGAAAGCAAAACATAAATATCCTAATTATTTTAGAGTTATAGAAGGAGGTAAAAACAATGTTTAAAATTATTAATGGTAAGGGAACAGGTTCTAACACACAAAAGAGTGCAGTGAATACCTCCCCACAAGTGAAGATTACTAGCCCAGCAACAAGAAGAAGTTTATCTTGGCTTAGAAGGGTGCAAACAAGTTTAACTCCAAGAACAAAAAAAGCTTTGGATTGGTTAGAAGCCAATAGTGTTAGATTACCTAAATAATAGGAGAATTAGTTAATGAAAAATGGATATACGTTATTTCTTTCTGGCGTTGAACCAGAAGAAAATTTCTATACTGCAATAGACGTTACTTCTAGTCTATTGCAGTCTTATTGGTATATAAAGCGGCGTGGAAAAGATAAAATTGTAGAACGTTTTGATAAAGTTAAGAAGAACTCTTTGTTAATTGATAGTGGAGCACATACTTTTCTTACCTTAGCAGAATATCAAGATAAGACAGTAGATTATTGGGAAGAGTATATAAAAGGGTATATAGCTTTTGTAAGAAAATATAGAGAAAAAGTATTTGCTTGTGTTGAAATGGATATAGATACTTTAGTAGGAACAGAACAAGTAAATAAATGGAGAGAAGAATACTTTCATTCTTTAGAGGAAGAGGGCATTCCTGTTATTTATGTTTATCATGCAGAAAAGGGATTGGAAGAGTGGGAAAGAATGTGTAAAACATATTCCTATGTTGGGTTCTCTTACAATGAATTTGAAGATGCTATTTTAATTGATAAATTATTTGAAATAGCAATGGAATATAAAACTAAAGTACATGGGTTTGCAGTATCGGGATATAGAGAATTATTAAAACATGAGTATTATACAAGTGACAGTACAAGTTGGATTACAGGAGCTCAATATGGAGAATTAAACTATTTTGAAGGTGGGAAATTAAAACGGCTCACAAAAGAAAAATGGAAAAATGAATATTATGCAAAAATACTTGATTTATGTACAAGTAAAAAGTTATTAGAAGCAGAAGCTCCTTATGAATTAATGCGTATTAGTGCTTTAAGTTATAAGAAATTAGAAGAGCATGTAAATGATATATTTAGAGGCAAAAGATATTGGATTGGAAGAAAGGAAGTGTCTAAAGTAGCGAGTAAGGGAAATTTACCGCCAGTAGAGTGGTTTTCAACTGATATGGAAGATTGGCAAGAATGGGCACAGAAATTAAATATAGACACGAATCTTCCTGATGAAGCAGGTAAATCATTGATTGTTGCTTGTTACAATTTTGTGACAGATAATCCTATTATAAATGAGTATCCTCTCGAAGAGTTAATTGACTTATGTGGACTTTTTGGTGATAAGAAGTCGAATACTCTTACTAAGTGCCGAAAAGCCCTTAAAGAGCACTTTACAGCTCTCTTAAAGGGTAGTATGGATTTATCCACTTTGACAGAAGAAGAAATAGAAGAGAAAAAAAATGTAGCTCCAAAAGAGCGGGAAGAGTATGTTCAAGAAAAAGAGTATGTAGAATGTACTGTTAGTAAGGAAGAGTGTCAAGGTTTATTAAAAGGATTATTAACTTCTGGTGTGACAGATGAGGCAGAGAAAGCTTTAATTGAACAGGGAATAGAGCCTATTTATGATGAGAATGGAAATATTAAAGCAGGTATTAAACGAATAAAGAAAAGAAAATCTTTAAGTTCAAGTGTGATGCCGGAGTTAAGTTGCAATATTTGTACTAAAGCACGGAGATGTCCTTTATATAAAGAAGGAATGCTTTGTGCTTATAATAAAATGTTTAAGCAATTTGATACAAGAAATCCCGAAGATGTAGTAGATGCTATGAGTAGTATTGCAAATTTAAGTTTAGAAAGATTGTCAAGGGCTGTGACATTTGAAAAATTAGATGGTGGCTTAAATACTAAAGAAGTAACAGAGACAATGGCAGAAGCATGGAAATATCTTGAAAAGATACAAGAAATTCAAACAAAGAGTGATAAAGTTATAGCAGAGCGTAGAGTTGTAACTTCTTCTAACGGCGATGTAGAAGTAAGAGAAAGTGTGACAGGAAATCCGCAAGGTTTATTGTCTGAGATTCTAAAAACAAAAAAAAGTTGACAATAATCCCTTAATATGGTATAATAAAACTATATTAAGGGATTTTTTTTAAGAGGTGGCAATAAATGAAGAGAATTAGTTATGGAAAAAGATTTAGATTATTAGAAGAAGGGTATATTGGATACAAGTGGTTTTCTAAAGGGTCAATATTTATGGCTACAGGATTAATTAGTTTTATGGGTAATAATATATTCCGTGTTTATAATCCTGATGGCAGTTTAAGACAAGATTTGCATACTGGTAATGGACATGTAAATTTTTTTTTAAGTTTATCTCCTATATCAAAAGATGAGCTTTTAGCATCAGAAGAATGTTATTGGTTTTTAAATGATATAGAATTAAGAACTTATTTTAAAGAAATTGTCTATGAGGAATGGGAGTAAGAGTTATGAAAAAATACAAAGAAACTTTTATAGTAAAAAGTCAATTTTCTGATGGATTAAGGACTTTTCCTAAAGGAACAATATTTGAAAGCACAGGAGTTTTTTGTTTTAGTGAAACACTTTTTTGTGTTTACTATCCCGATGGACTTCCTTATAGTTGTTTACATGATGGCAATAGTGCTCAAATAATGCTTTTTAATAGTACACCTATAACATTAGCTGAAATTCGAGCACAAGGTGATTGTCATTGGTATGTTAGAGATTCTGATATTGATGAATATTTTATACCAAAATCATCTTTAGAATGGGAGTGAAAAAATTGAGCATAATACTAGGAGAATATTTTATAGTTACTAGACCTTTTAGATATGAGGGCAATGTATTTCATAGAGGTGATGTATTACGTGTAACTAGAATATATGATAGGTGGTCTAAAGTTTTAGTTTCCAATAAATCTTGGATAACAACTAAAGTAGGACACACAGAAACAGAAAATCAATATAGTTTTGGTGCAGAAACAAGTTGGAATATTGATATAGAATTTTTATTTAAAAATTGTGTTTCTTATAGGTCAGAATGGGAGTAGTTGAGATGAGATATAAAGCAGGAGATGTAGTAAAAATTGACAAAACAAGATTTGTTATAGAAAGAGTTACTAAAAAAGGCTATATTTTATTTCCTCATACAGGATTTTTCGTAAAGGATTGCGAAATAAATGAAAAAATTAAAGTAAAAAAATCTTATGAATTAGGGGATAAATTCAAATGTCTATGTGACTTTAGTTCAGGGACTTCTGTGGCGAAAAAAGACAGACATTATATTTGTACACAGAAATTTTCAGATGGCACATATATGCTTACAAGAATAAAAAATAAAGAAAAGAAAATAAGAGTGAATATAAATCAAATTCATGCTTATTTTAGTCATTATTATGGAGGTTGGGAATGATGCCAATAGGAACAAGAGTAAGAATAAGAGAAGATTTAAAAACTACAGAAACTTATGGTAGTGTAGAAGTTATAGAAGATATGCTAGTTTATGCAGGTAAAGAAACAAAAATAATTTGGCGTAAAGATAATATGTATCATATACTTTTAGATGATGGTTTTTATTACTGGACAGATGGAATGTTTGAAACTGAATGGGAATAAAAAAGTCTTGACAAAATAAAATAGTTATGGTATAATAAGTGCATAAGATATTGAAAGAGAGGTTATAATATGTGCATTATAATTTATAAACCAGCAAAAGCTACACTAAAAAAAGAGACATTAAAAACAGCATTTGAAAACAATCCTGATGGTGCAGGATTTATGTATCAATCTGATTTACTTGAAGCTCCTAAAATGCAGAAGGGATTTTTTGATTTTGATAAATTTTATGAAGCATATGAAAAAGTAGCTGAAAGTGATAAGGGCTATAATATTGCTGTTCATTTTAGAATTGCTACGCATGGAGCTGTTAATAGTTTAAACTGCCATCCTTTTATTGTTAAAGAAAGTGTTGAAAAAACTATTAGTGAAAAAGGACAATATAGTTCTTTATTTATGCAAAACGGTGTTATTAAAAGTATTTCTGTAAATAAGAAAGATAAATATAGCGATACTTGTAATTTCACTTATAAAATTATGTCTAAAATTAAAACATTAACAAGTATGAAGATAAAAGATATTCTGGAAGCTATTGAATCTCCAAGTAGATTTTGTTTAATGCAAGAGGGGCGAAAACCTTTATTGATTGGCAGTTTCAAAAAAGATGGTGGAGTAAGCTTTAGTAACGAATCCTATAAAGAAATAAAAACTGTTACTTCTTATCCTATTACTTTTGAAACTTATTTACTTGCATTCGAAGATTGTGATGCAAAAGATATTAGAGATATTGAAACAGAGCTTAAAGATGACCAATGTGGAATTATTGATGCTTATAATGTAGGGAATGTAACTTTCTTTGAAACGAACTATCTTCCTATCCGAGAAAAGATTGTAGGCAAAGAATTTCGATGTTATCGTTGAAAAGTCTTGACAAAATAAAATAGTTGTGGTATAATATAAATACACTAAAAATAAAGGAGATAATAGTATGAATTTTCGCATTAATGATGTAGTAACATTAAAACAAGGATTAACAGGTGAGAAAGAAAAGTATAGTGGCAAGACTTTAATGATTCGAGCGATTTCTGATGGTAATTACATTATGAAAGTACCAAATAAAACTGCACCAAAAGACAATCGTGAACTTATGGATGTAAGTTTTAATGACACTGATATTCAATTAAATCCTTTAGAAGTAAAGGTAGAAACTGATTCTGATGGGATAATTGATATTATGGCTAAAAATTCAAAAGATGAGTGGATTGCAATTTTACGGTTACAGGATGGAGAATTATTGCGTAAAAAAGATTTAGCAAAACAAGGTTTTTCTGGCTTGAAGTTAGACTTTAAAGGAAGACTTCGGTTAGTAACCAGCTATTAATGTTACCTGAATATATAAGTGCTGAAAATGGAATAAAGTATGTGCCTTTTACTGGCAATATTTTATTCCTTAAAAGTATATTATATGAACACAATAATTTTCCAATAAGATTACTTTTAGAAGAAGAACAATTATCCGCTTTTATCATTGTTTATGTAACAGCAAAGAACTTAATTTGTGTGGATACAAGTTCAGAAGGTAAATTGTTTGAAAGTATTTTAAAAATACCTGTTAGCACTTTAAAAGAGCGTGTGTTTGAGGGAATAAATTATGAAATTTACATTAAACAAACTGCTTTAGGAGAGTAGCCAATGAAAAGATATCACATAGTAGTAAAATTTGATAAAGAAAAGATAGCAAATATAGATTTCTGTAAATTACATTTAATATTTACTAAACATTTTAAACAAAGAGCATGTTTAAAAAGGATTCCTAAGCCTTATAAAGCTCTGTTAAAAAGGGGTAAGATTTTTGAGTATTATACAGATGATAATGAAAATTTGCTTAAATTTGTCATACGTTGTAAATACAACGAAAATTGTGATGTTTGTTATGTGTTAACTCCTACTGGCAGGGTTATTACTGGTTGGGGGCAAGATACAAATGATAGTCATTCAACATTAAAAATAAATTTATATGAAAGGTGATAAGAATATGAATAAGAAAACTGATGAAATCAAAAAAAGTGGAGATGAAGATTTTCAAGCATTTGTAGACCTTTGTTCTGCTATTCTGCTTGGTAAGGATAAGGGGGCAGAATCAGTAATGAGAAAAACAGTAAAGAAAGTGGCTAAAGAACCTGATAATGCTGGTATCCCTAAAGGTTATACTATTGATACTGAATATTGGAAGCAATTTCCTCAATTAGAATCAGGAATGCTAGTTTTAGTTTCAAATGGTTGCTGGGGTAAAATTTCCGAAGATTGGGAAACTGGTCGTCTTTATTTTTATTGTAAAGGAGAAGCTATTTCTTTAGATGAATTGCAAAAACAAACTGGCAAAGGTTTAGAAAAATTATTTATAGAAGTATACGTTCCTAAGAATCAGTATGCAATTCATTCATACAATCCTGAGAATTTTAATTTGCATTATACTTGTTTGAAAAAGAAACCTGAAAAAGTGCATATTTCTTTAGCAGAATTATTGAAAAGAGCGGGGTTAGAAGGAAAGGAAGTTGAAATTCATTAATGTTTGGATGTGCGGCTTGTTTAACAATTTTTTTATTCACTATTAACTTATTAGGCTATGTCTCTTTAAGTTATTGGATTATTTTTGCCCCAGTTATTTTTGCCTTTGGCATCACAGCTCTTTTTGGACTATTTGCAGTAGGTATTATAGCGACAATGGATTATATTGTTACATCAGAAAGGTTTAAGGAATGGAAGGACTTACACAAACAAGAAAAGAATTAATAGAGTCTGCTATTAAGCTTCTTTTAGATTGCGATGATTATGAAGGTTTAAATTTTAAAGAATATGATACGACACAAGAAATAGTAGAAATTCCAAGTAAAGAATTTGAGCTTTTACACAAACTTTCTCGAATTGGAAGTTTGTTTGTACTTTCTATTTTAGAGAGTGAGCAAAAATAGTTTGACAAAATCCCTTACATGTGATATAATGCATATGTAAGGGATTTTTATTAAGGAGGATTACAAATGATACCAATAGGAGCAGAAGTAAAAATAAGAAAAGATTTAAAATTAGGTGTACTTTATAAAAACAGAAATAATAAACGGGCTATGCATGCTTGTAGGGGCATGTTATTATTGGCAGGTAAAAAAGCGTTCATAACAAATAATGTTAATAATATTTACTCTATAGATAATGGTTTTTATTATTGGACAGATGGAATGTTTGAAACTGAATGGGAATAAAAAAGTCTTGACAAAATAAAAAGAAAATGATATAATACATTTATCAAATCAAAAGGAGATGTAAAAATGTTAAATTGCAAAATTTGCGGTAATGAAATTAGTGGAGCTTATACAATTTATCAAAAAGACGGAGTAGAATATCCAGCACACATTGAATGTGTCGAAGAAAACAAGCAACATTGTGATGAGTGCAATAAGTTTTTTGATAGAGAAGATTTAAAAACTACAACATTAGGAAACCATTATTGTCCAGATTGTTTGTCTGAAAAAACTGTAGTTTGTGGAAAATGTGGTAAACACGTAGAAAATGCACCATTGAAAAGAGTAAATAGTGTGTCTTATTGTCAAGAGTGCTTTGAACAGAAATGGGTATATTGTGTAAAATGTGGTAAAAGGGTTTTAAGAAGCAGAGCAAAAAATTTAAATAATACACATTATTGCGCTTCATGTGCTAGTTCTGTTGTTAAGGTAGAAAATTATAGTTACAAACCTACCCCTATATTTTGCGGTGTAGATAGTTCTCGTTATTTTGGTATTGAAGTCGAAACTGAGGGCAGAGAAAGTAATCTTTATGCAGAAGAAATTATTGGAGGTTCAAAAATTTTCTATGCAAAACATGATGGCAGTTTAAATAATGGAATTGAATTTGTAAGTCATCCTTGCACTCTTAACTATTGGAGAGAGGAATCCAAGATTGATGAATTTTGCAAAAGAGCGATTGGTTTAGGATTTAATTCTCATAAAACTACTTCTTGCGGATTGCATGTTCATATTACTAAATCTACAGTAGAAAAAGAAGCTTTTGAAAAAGTGCTTTTGTTTTTGAGTAATAACTGGGATGATGTGGTGAAATTTACACGCCGTAAAAGTTCCAGCATTAATAGATGGGCGGCTAATAATTTAGGGGATGCCCCAATGATTAAAACCTGTACTCTTGCACAGAAAATGAAATTAGTAAAAGAGTATTCTTCTGGTAGTCGTTATGTAGCAGTAAATGAAACATCTAAGACATATGAATTTCGTATTTTTAGGGGAACTTTAAAACCTGAAACTATTTTAGCTTGCATTGAGTTTTGCGATGCTCTTATCAATTTATGTGCTAGTTTGCCTTTTGCAAACATTGAAACAGCTAATTTTAATACTTTAATAGAATTTGCAAAACCTAAAGGATGCTATAAAGAGCTTGTAGAATACTGGGAAACTCGAACAATGAAGAAAAAGAATGCTGTTATTGGATAAAAAACTTTTATACTTAAAGAAAGCAGAGTGATATAAATGTGTATTGTAATTTACCAGCCTAAAGGAAAGCAAGTGCAAAAAGCAATTTTACAGAAAGCATTTGAAAATAATCCTGATGGCGCAGGATTTATGGTTCAAAAAGATAAAGAAGCACCATATATGATGAAAGGATTTTTTGATTTTGATAAATTTTATAAATCATATCTCCCATTTTCTAAAGGAGATTATAACGTAGCAATTCATTTTAGAATCGCTACACATGGAACAGTAAACAAAGATAACTGCCATCCATTTAAAATTTCTTCTGATATTGCTGATACTGTTTTATTTAATGGCAGGGCAGATTCGCTGATAATGCACAATGGCATTATTAGTAGCATTATGACACCAAGAAATCTGCCATATAGTGATACAATGAATTTTATTGCAAAGATTTTATGTTGGATGAAAGACCTTAAATCTAAAGATTTGATGGAAGTATTAGAAAACCTCGAAAGTTATTCAAAGTTTTGTATAATGAGAAGAGGATTTGACCCTATTCTAGCAGGACTTTTTATTGAAGATAGAGGTATTTTTTATAGTAATTCAACTTATAAATATAGTTATGTTAATACTTTTCAAAATTGTAAAACTTATTTAAATTAAGGAGGGTAAAAATGGAAACAAGAAATTATATAAGCGAAGAGCTTTTTCAAAAAATGAAAGAAGCTTTAATGAAAAATGATAATACATTTTGTGATTTTTCCAGTGATGTAACTGTTATGTTAACTGTTCCAAAAACTTTAAGTAAATTTACAGTTTCCAAGAAAGTATTTCGTATTCGTGTTAAAGATAACTGGTTTAGTGTAGATGCAAAAAGATTAAAAAGTCTCTCCTATGCGATACTAAATAAAAGATTAAATAGAACAATATTAGCGGCAGAAGATGCTCCTGATGAAATAATTGCTTTTTGCGAATGAAAACATTTAGAGGAATAATGGAAGTATCATCACAAGTGTGCATAGGGGATATTTTTAATCCAAATCTTGTATTTGATACTTCCAAAGGTATTTATAAGTGTTATGTAGAAGAAGAAAATGCTGAAATTATAGCGATATATTTAATAAAAGAAGGATATAAAAATCCTGAAATAACAAATAACTATTCTATCATACTTAGTCCTTCAACTTTTATTGGATTTTTTAATGACGACTACAGCACAAAAAAAGCGCAAAATATTAAAGAAGCAAGTCAATATGAATTGCCTAAAGAATATGTAATAGAAAACTCATTAAAAAATTCAATTATAAATTTGCCCATTGTAACTTTAAAATATTTTGTAGCCTGTTTAAAAACAAAAAATTATGTATTATATAAGGGCAAACATGGATTTAAAATAGCAAAATTGGAGGAGTGCTTATGCTAGAAACTTATCAAAGTTCAAATGGAATTAGTTTTGGAGATGTATTTAAATTTGTAAAAGATTGCTATTATAAAGGCATGAGAATCCCTAAAGGAACTTTAGCTACAGTAACTTTTTCCATACCTTATAAGGGGTATTGGACAGTAAAAGTAAATGAAATAATGGTTCAAGTTAAAGAAGATGATGTAGTTTTCCATGCTTCTTTGAAGGATTGTTTAAAAGTAGGGACAGTAGTATCATTTTACAATATGGGGAAAAAGATAAAAGGAGTAATTGAGAATTTAGAAAATACTAAAGAGGCTAAGATTATTACAGGACATAATTGTTATGTCGTTTTACCTCTTACAAGACTTTCTTTACTTCTACCAAGAACTAAAGATTGGTCATATACAAAAAAAGATTAATTATACAGCAAATAAAGATTATTATTAAAGTATCTAATACACATTATAGACGTGTATTTTAAAACTTAATAAATTTAATCTTTATTTGCTGTTTTTGTTTTTATTAAAATGGGGCAGAAAATAACAAATGCACATTATTTTAAACATGCCTTTCAGATGCACATATTTGACCTCTGAGGAGTTTTATAGAGTTTTAGGGTGGATTACTCTTGCGAAGAATAAAATTCCTCAGAAGTGAAATTTGAGCATTAAATTAAATGTTGACAATAAAGATTGAGTATGATATAATAAAGGCGAGGTGAAGATATGGGAAAATTAACAAAAGTAATGAAAAATGGAAAGCTTTATAGAATTTTATTAAATGTTGGTGGTTATTGTATTATTCAAGATTTAATAACAAATGCTATTGAATTTGCAGATGAAAAAGAATTGAATTTTAAAGAAGGAGTGAATGAAAGTGACTAGTATATGGCTGATTTATTGGTTAGAAGTTTTAGGGTCTTTACAGAACGTTATTTTTATAATTTTAAGTGCATTTACTATAGTGCTTGTTATATATGGACTCAATGAACTTACAAAAAATTCAGAAGAAAGAAAAGACATCAGCGTATTAAAAAAGGGAATTATAATTTGGCTGGTTATGCTATTTGTGATAAGCTTTATTCCAACAAAAGAGACAGTAAAGAAAATGTATTTGATTGATAACCCAACAAGTAAAATGACTCTTGAAGTATTGGAGGCTGTAAAAGAATGATATGGAGGCAACTACATGATAAAGTTTAAATATGAGAAAGCAACAGATACTTTACCTATTAATGGTGTTTTAGCTTGTGCTATTAACGGATTACTAGAGAAAGATTTATTTAAGAAGCTTATAGAGAAATCGTCATTAGAGTATACAGAGCAGGAAGTAGATAAAAGTTATATTTACCGCATAAATGTCTCCACTTCTAAAGATTTAGAAAAGACACACTCTTTAATTCACTCATTTGGGCTCTATTTAGGCGAATTTAATACTTTAAGGATGTGAAATAATTTGATAAAAGAATTTAAAGTAACAATTAAAAAAACAGTTGAATATACTACTTATTTAACTCTTAATCATTTACAAGATGCTTATGAAGAAGCCGAGCGGGAAATGGATAGATTAGATATTAGCGAATATGAAGAAGTAGATAGTGAAATAACGGTGGAGGAGCAATAAAATGTTATGTTATAAAGATATGTCATTTTGTTCTGCCAGCTACAAAGAAGCAGAAAAGCCCTGTATTTACACTGAATGTTTTAGGCATTTAAGCAAAGTTCCTGAAAATTTGCCTGATTATATGCCAATAGCTATATCTGATTTCTCTAAAATATGTAAGGATTATAAATATGGGAAAATTTAAAATAGGGGAAAGTGTTTTAATAAGAACAGATTTAGTAGTAGGGCAAGTATACAGGACTAGTAATGGAGCTCCACAGGCTTATTTTGCAGAACAAATGACAATATATAAAGGGAAAAAATTATTAATAGTAGGCAAAGATTATGCAGGTTATATATGTTCTTACAAAGGAGAAGTCCTTTGTTGGTCTTTTGTAAGTGAAATGTTTGAAAATACTGAATGGGAATAAGAGATATTGACTTTTAAGCTTTATTGTGGTATAATAAATTCATAGGAGAAATGAAATGACAAAAGTTGAATTATTTAATAAATTTTTAGAGGATAGTGATGCAACAGTAACAATATCTTTCTTATTTTGTAAAGAAAATTATGGTTTATTTTTTAAGCGTAGGGATTTAGCATGTATATTATCTTTATGGCATTTTCAAATTTTAATTCATAAAGGAGATTTATTAAAATATTGTTCAGAAAAATTAAAGGAGCGTAAATAGAAATGACGATAGAACAAACAGAACAAATAGTTGATAACTTAGCAACTAAATTAGAACCAGTATGCATGGAAGTATTAAATCAAGGAGCAGGTTTTGTAGCAACAGAAGCTTTATATTCAATTATTGCAGTTGGGGTATTAATGATAATTTGTTTTATTAGCAGTAGACTTGCATTAAACATAAAAAATAGAGAAATCAGGGAATTGGCAGTAGGACTAATTTTAATAAGTGCTTTTATTAGTGTATTTGGATTTTTCCTGACTTTTTCAAGAAATATAGCTATAATTCAGTATCCTATGGGGTATTTATTATTGGAAATATTAAAATGAGGTGATAAAAATGAATTTTGAAAAAGCATTAAAAAAAGTAAAAGATATTGTATGGAAATGGCAGTTTTCTGAAAAGAGAGAGGCATTTATTCAAGTTATAACAGCCGCTCAAAAACAAATTCCAAAATTAGCAAAAGTAGATGTAGTATCTCAATATATTGAAGGAAGGGAAATGCCCAAATTAGTTCCTGTAGCTATACGTTGCCCTGAATGTGATTCTATAGTATCCATAAGAGATAATTATTGTTCAGATTGTGGGCAAGCTCTTAATTTTGATTTTAAGGAGGGACATTAATGTATAGCAAATATATACAACAATTTTTAGAAGATAATGATTTACAAGCAGGTGAAAAATTTTATATTTTGGGAGAAGATGGGGAGGCATTAAATGGCAAAAGTAATTATTATTTTAAAATAAATCCAGAGGGCACACTTGATATTTTAAAATGTGATAGTGATAGAACTTGTCAGGATTTTGTTTTATTAAGATTGTTGACTGAAAAGTATAAAGTAAAGAAAATGCCTTTTCATCCTAAAAAACATGAAACGTTTTATTATGTAACTGTTTTAGGAGATATTGAAAAAGAAGATTTTTATGAGGAATATACATTTCATTATTTATTATGTAATCTAGGGAAATGTTATAAGACTTATGAGGAAGCGGAAAAACATGTAGAAGAAGATATTAAATCTTATAAAAATATGCAGAATAGAATTGAAAGGAGCTAAGATATGTGGTTTTCATTTTTTAAAAAAGACAAAGAAATAGAAGAACATGCAGAAAAATTAAATACATTATTTAAACATACGTGTCATTATGAAAGAATTGGAGTATATTATAAAGAAATAGAGTCTGCAACTGTAAATTTAGTATTTATATATGTTATAGAGATTTTAAAGTGTCATTTTTGTGGTAATATGGTAGAAAATGTTTTAACAAAATCTGTGTGTAAAGTTGATGAAGAACGTGATGATTTAATAAATTATGTAAACTCATTAAAAAAACATAAAATACCTTCTGAATTAGAATACAAACTTGAAAATGAGGGGAAGTATCTTCATGGACAATATAACTCTATTGGATGAATAAAGAATTATTTAGTGAGGGATAATAGATGTTAATATTAAAAAATCAAGAAAGAATAGCGAAAGTTCCTACAATGCTTTCTACACTACAACAAAGAAAAAATGATATATTAGTTGATTTATTACATCGTGCATATCCTTTAATAATACAAGAAGAATTATTAAAGCGGTTAAAGAAATCTGAATTAGGAATAATAATGATGTCTTCAACATGGAGAGCGGCAGGGGTAAGATATGTGCTACTATCAACAAATTATGGAGCCTCTCTAGTAAAGAGAGAGCAAGCATATAAAAGTGTATACAAAGTAGAAATAAATAGAGAATTAATGAGAGATTTATTTTATAGTTTCGCAAATTTTTTCATTTATGATTTGTCTACGAGTGATTATAATAGAATATTTAATAATTTTCTTTTTACAGGCGATTGGTTTGAAGATTTAAATACTTATTTAGGTTATTATACTCGTTATATGGATTTAAAGGAATGGGAGTAAGAAAATGCAAATAACAAAATCAGATACTGAACATTTATTGAACCATTTAGAAGGAGAAACGAGAGAAGAACGGCTCAATAGTTTACAAATAGTATGCGACATTTTAGAAAGATTTACAGGGATAAAAGAGCATATGCCAGGGTTTTTATCTAATGATTTTATGGCTAAGGTAAAACTAGCATTTAGAAGACCTTTAAAGAAAGGTGATTTAGTAATAGCTAGAAGACGATTTCTAGGCGAAAATAATATTGCTCTATGTGAAGGGGCTGTATGTGAAGTTTTAGAGGTATTAGAAGGGGGCAAATTAGCTGTAAGGAATATTCATACTAAAATGCCAATAGAAGCCCCAGAAGATTGTTTCAAGCTTTTAGGTGTAAAAGAGGAATGCTGGGCAGAAGAAGAAGAGATAACAGCAAAATATGCTAAGGCATTTGCAGATTGGGGATTAATGGCAGAAATAGTGAGAGAAAAAAGAGGTGGCTAAAAATAATGTATGAAGAAGTAACAGCTACAGACATAAAAGAACTAACAAAAAGAATAAACCTAATGGCAAAATATGGATGGGAAGTAGTAACTACAATTTTTAATGGAGAAGAATATATAGCATTATGTAGAAAAGAGCGAAGTGTAGATATAGATGCTATAATATTAGATTCGCCAATTCCACACTACGAAAGAGGGAAAAAGGGATGTTAGTAAAAAAGTATTAGAAGAGAGAAAGATTTAAATTAGGGAAAAAGGGCGGGAAAGAATAAATAAAATACTTGACAATGATAATAATAAATGATATAATATAAACAAGAGGTAAGGAAAAGGAGATTGATATTATGAAAAAATCATATAAATAATGAGGGGAAACACAGGGGCGGGAAAATAGAGCGGGAAGAATAGATAAGAAATATATAACTAAGAATAGTATTGATATAGAATATATGTAGTTACGAAAGAATGAATAGTATAAAGAAATAATATTTTGTATAATGTATATTTGTAATTCTAGGAGTGAAAATAAGAAAAAACAGTATTTTATTTGTATTTTTATATAATACTTATTTGTATTTTTGTGTAGTATTTTATTTATATAATACAATTTTGTAATCTCGAAACTTTTCTTTAAGGGCGAATTTGAAAAGCGATTTCAAATTTTGTTGTAAAAACAACAGAATGGTAATTAAAGGTACACATGTATGGGGATAAAAAGGCGTAAAGCTAGGTGTAGCAAGGGTTGAAGGGTGTGAGAATAACAAATGTGGATACAGTATTGTCCTGTAGGAGTAAGAAATTTAGATACTATTGAAAAAAAGTATTACGGTATTGAGACTGATGTTAAAATGCACAAACTCATAATGACTCAATGGCAAGAATTAATAAAACACAATGAATATTTAGGAGTAACCCCAGAAGAGATATCTGTACTTTTAAGGTGGACAATTTCACATTCTTTAGGTAGAAGAATAGACATAAAAACAGGATTCAAATATACAAGAGAAATAGGTTATACAGGTGTTCCACAGATATATGAGTATCTTTTAGATGCGACACAGCCATCAGTAAGAGCGGTTAAATGGGTAGATTTTATTATATGTCTTATTAGAGTAGTAGAGAAACTGACAGGTAGAAGGAATTTAGGTAGCTTGCTTCCTTGCAGGTCTGCAACTTATATGGAACAAATAGAGTGGTTAATAAAATTTTATTTTAGATTTTATAGTAGCAGAAGTGATGAATGGGAATAACTTTTTAAGCGAATAACTTAAAAGGTTATTTGCATTTATGGACTTAAATGCAGGAAGATGCTTAAAGGGAAAATAAAAATTGCAGTCATATTAAAAATTGCAAAATGCAACTTAATACTTAAAAGGAGAAAAATGTGGGGAGAAATAGGTACACAGTCCCTTTAAAAGAGGTGCAAATGCTGTCTTAAATAGTAATAGTTATCAATAACAGTACAATATATAGTAAAAAATTATTATTTATTGAGATATTGTACAAAATATAGGTACTCACTAATTAAGAAATTGTACTAATATGGCAAACAAGTGTTTGTAGATAGGTACACATAGTATAGCGAACATCTGTTTGTATTTAGATATAGGTACGCATATATGTTTGCAGTAATTATAGTGTCTACTCCACACGCACACAAAAAGGCAAATTGATTACTTTTTCTAGGGGTGGAGATAAATAATTTTAGCAATTTTGCCTTATTTTAGCAAAAAACAGCCTATTTTGTCTACTACCAGTAGACATTACCATAAAAAGCATAAAAAAATAGCCCAAAAGGGCTAAAATTTGGGCATAAAAATAGGGGCAAGAGTGGTTTTATCCTCTACCCCTATAAAAAGTATACTTTTTATTCCGCTTTATTCTCTTTAACATCCATAATGATATGCGTATATAAGTGCTGTAGCAATGGAGATAGTCACCATTTCCCCCGCCAGCTTTTCCCACAGCCATTTAATGCCGAATAGTGTTGCATAGAAAGTACCTAATAAATATCTCATTGTTATTTCTCCTTATTAGTAAAAATTATTATTAAGCTCTTAATATTTTATGAGGGTCATATGGGTTTAGGATATATTCGCTTTTTCTATCAGCATATACTTGACTAACTACTAATTCGCCTAATCCATCTACTGTAGTGATATAGTCAGTCCTAATCTTTCCCCGCTTGCTTACCTTTACGACTTTGAAATCGCCTAAAGATTGCCCCAATTTAAACCTTTGCACTTTATCTCCTCCCTTATACATAGTGTATCAGAAGTAGATAGCAATGTCAAGCTTTTTTTTTTAAAAAATAATCATTGACATTGATTACCATTTTTGGTAAACTAATAGTGGAGGTGGTTTTATGAATTTTAACAAATTTAAAAAAATAATGAGCTACTGTAAGCAGTATGGCGGGGCTACTCTTAACGGATTTGGCAAAGTGGTTAAGTTTAATAGCGGCTACCAAGTAGCTTATACAGACCATGCAGTAAAAGGCAGAAAAGCAGTAAGAGGGATGCTATCTAATATTGTTGATACTGCTTTGCAGTCTGCACACTATGCGGGACTGTGGGTTGAAAACGGCTATACTTATATTGATAATAGTATACACGTTGATAGCTTAGACTTAGCTTTATCCTTAGCACGTAAATATAACCAATTATCTATTTGGGATTGGGCAAACAGTAAATGTATTTATGTGGAGGCACAAAATGAATAAAGAATTATTACTAAATAATATCCGTATCATTAAGAGAGGATACTTATATGATATATACGCTTATATGTCATATATGACTGATTTCGAGTTGCAGTATAAAGGATTAGATTTTTTTAAGCTAATAGATGTTATTAGGAATGATTACGAATTAGAGGATACTATTATTAAAGAAGTTATAGAGTTTACTAAATACTAGCGGGAAATATTCCCGCTTTTCTTTTTTACCATTTTATGTGAACATATGTTCGTAAAACTCAATCACAAATATTTTGATTTGTCAAGTTTCTTAATTGTAGTAAAATAAAGAATATTTAATTTGTTAGTAGTATTCTTATAGGATAAAATGCCCCTTAGACGCTCATATTTGCCTTGTGAGCGTTTTTATATCAATATAGGATTAACTATAAGCACATATAAAATAAAACTTAATAGCGGTCATTTTCGTTCTCCACAATACACATATACTATATTTATAGTATTGACAAATTTAATATACTATGCATATTTACAATATTGAAATAAAATATTTATTTTTGTAGATTGACAAAACTATTATTTTATGCTTGCCGCTTTTTAAGCTCCTTTTTCTTATTTCTTATATAATATAATAGAAGGAAAAAATTTTAATAAATTTTTCAAAAAAGTGTTGACAATGATATTAAGAGCTGTTAAGATATAGACATAGAAACGAACACAGGAGGGCAGTAAGATGCTATATAGTGCAAATGAAATTTTTGAAAAAAACGGCAAAGAATACCTTAATAAAGGGCAAGTAGTAGTTGATGATATAACATACTACTTTTACATTAGCGTTGATGTACCTTGTTTCGCAGGGCTATATTTACCTAATAAAGAAAACTTTATAGTTATTGCTAGAGTTGGTGAAAATAAAGTCAGAGAAGCCACAGAGGAAGAACGTGTTATGTTACAATGCAAGTGCAGAAGATGTATAAATTGCGGAAAAGTAATCACTGAAGAGGATTGGATTTGGGTAGACGGAGACACGCTGTGCACTGATTGTTACGAAAATTTATTGGGTGAAGAAATTGAAATATGCGATATTTGTGGAGGCGCTCATTTTTCAGATAATGATAGAATGATTTTTATAGAGGAAGAGGAACAATTAATTTGCGACGATTGCGCTAATCATCATTACTACCGTTGTAGTAACTGCGGTGAATGGACTAAAAATCCGCTAACAATGACTGATGGAGATTACATATGTAATGAATGCTTCGAAACGGGAGACTACTATATATGCGACGATTGCGGGAACGTTATAGACCCGTATATCGAAAGCGTGACAATACGCAACGATAATGTATACTGTGAAGATTGCGCATCAGGCCACACAGACCCTAATGAAGAATATGTACACGAATACGGCTACTCTCCCCGCATAATGTTTAATGATGGAGAGGAATTGTATAGAAATCCGAAAAAGGGGGAAAGATATTTTGGGCTAGAAATTGAGACAGAATGCACTGGAGATGTACTAGAAATAGTAGAAGATGAAGATTACTATTGGGCTACCTATGATAGCAGTATTCAATGCCTACAGGGAGGTTGTGCCGCCGAAATAGTGACACAACCGACAACACTTAAAGCATGGCAGAATTACAGTGATACATTTTTTGATGCTTTAGAATACAACTGCGATACTAATACTTCTTGCGGATTACATATTCACGTCAATAGGGATAGTGTATCAGATGAAACGATTGAAAAAGCAATATTATTTATTAGTAAACATTATGAAAAAGTAAGAATATTTGCAGATAGGTTGATGTGCAATATATGCAGTTATGCAGGGAATAATTTAGAGCGTTATAAAGACTACTATCCTAATAGCAAATCTATTAAGGAAGAAATAAATATTATAAAAAAGGGGAAAGATAATGTACAGTATAAATATTTAGCTATAAATATCTTGCATAAAAATACATATGAATTTCGCATATTTAATAGCACTGTAAATAAGGATAGAATACTGGCATATATAGAATTTGTGGATGCATTGCTTGAATACTGTTCAGAGAGTAACTTTTTACAAATTTATAAGTCGGATTTTCTCGACTTAAACAAATATGCGGAAGGATGGGGTAAGTATGAAAATTTAACACACAGGTTCAGTGTTCTTAATCAAGAATTATAGGGGGTTACGAAAAATGGAAATTTCAGAATTAAAATTTAGAAAATTTAATGGTGAGCGCATCCGCTACACTACAGCAGAACGGCTGATGTCATATGAAAATGTGCTAGTAGTAGAGGAACACTACGGAGCGTATACGCTTATAAATATTAATAACGGTGATATTATCACAGTTTACACAAATTAAAGGAGGTTATATAATAAGTACATCAGCTTACATTATTACTAAACACAATGGCTACTATTGGGGGGCTATGTGTAATTGGGATGGATACCCTGACGGTTTAGGAAGTGATTTGCTTAATATGACTATGGCGGATAAGAATAGTAACACTATTGAACAGCAGATATTTGATACTATTAAGAATGGCGATATGTCATATTTAGGCGAACCTTACATGGAGGAAGACAGCGAAGCATATAAATTTAAGTCGTTAAAAACTATGCTACGTAATGTAATAGGATGTTTCGTTGATTATATCTATCTGTATAACTGCGAACAATGGTATGTAGCACGTGCACAGTATGATGTTGATGTTATTGACTTTTATAGATTATCTTTATTCTTTAAGAATAATAATCCGCAAGAGTTTAAAGGCGAAGATTATCAAGAACATATCTTTAGGGATAAAACGCCTGATAGCATTGTTACAATAAGGAGTAAATAAGAATGAATACTATTATAGTGTGGGGGGGGGGTAGCCTATGAGTGATAGATAAATATTATCAATTAGACAACATGGCTATTTATGTAAAATCATTAGTAGTATATAATAGTATTAAGTATTATATATTAGATATATTTATTGATAATATTTATACAAAACAATATAATATAAAAACTAATGATATATTATTGACAGAAGAATATATTGTTATTAATGAAGTAAAGTTTATTAGAAACTATTATCAATAAGAAACAGTAACCACATGAAAATACATCCGTTTTCATAATGGTTACTGTTTTTATAACCGTGTGCCTAGTTACAAATTTTTTTTACAAAATTTTTATTTCACAAAAATCTGGGGTAACTTCAAGAACAGTAATAAAAGCAATAATACAATAGTGAATTTTTTTTTTCAAAAAAATAAGCCTTTTTCAAGGCTTAAAAGAATCGGTCTTCCATATCTGGATGTTTATTACCACCTGTTAAGACCGCACAATATTTTTTATCAGCGTGAAAGACATTTACTATTTCCCATCCATAGGGAACATATCTTTTTTCAATCTCCGCCATTAACATATCTAAGGATGGTTTAATTACTTTGGTATATTTCATTTGTTTACCTCCTTTTTCAAATATCCATTGGTTTACAGTTTTCACAATCTGGCGTAACTTCACCATGTAGCCAACGACAATATCTACAGCAGTATTTACTATCCCAGTAATCACAGTCATTAAAAAAGCAATCATTACAAGGGCATTGTTCTTCTTCCACTTCTATTCACCGTCCTTTATTAGCTCAGGATTATCATAGATATTTCCGACAACTTCTACATCTTCTGGCGATTCTATGACGTTAAGAATATTATCAGACACGCCGTTAGTAGTGCATTTCAGGATATAATGATTATCGTTCCAAGCTACGGCGATATGTCGCCTAAATTTTTGATAGAATAAGTAATGCCATTAATCGTTCCTTTTAAAATATAGGCATACTCTTTTTCATTATTTTCATGTTCAAGACCTTTAAAATATTTCAATAAACGTGCTAATCTGTCTAATATTTGTTCTTTCATCATTTACTCCTTTGTATATTTTTGGCAATAAGTATGACCATTCATAAAAACAAAATTACAACAATTACATTTATAATTATCTTTGTAAGCACATTTGGCATCATTATAATGCTTACAATTAATCCACGGACAATACAATACTCTCTGCCATGAGTATTCGTCTCTAACGTGCATTTGTATTACTACATCTGCTAATTTTACTTTTATCATAATAAATCCTCGTTGAATAATAAAATCGTTGTGGTGAATACTTAGAAGGAGCTTGTGTAATATTGAACTGCCTACACTGCTCACAATTAACTTTTATGCAATGAGGGCAATAGTTAAGATATTTCATTTAATTCACCTAATTCTTTAAGAGTTAGTGGCTTTTTTTCAAATGCTTCTCTAACCGCATTGTAGTTACGTAAAGCAGTATCTACATCATAATAAAACTGTGAAATGATTTCTTCCTCAGTTCCAGAATATAAATATTGGTCAGAGTCTCCACAAGTTTCACAATACAAATCCTCATAAGGTATTTCATCTTCTGAGATATAATAACCCCCTAAATGGCTTTCATATAAATACATTATACCCCTCCTAGCATAAAGACTATCTTGCAAAGTAAAACGGTGAAAATAATGAGATAAGCAATAAGAGATGTCACTATAGCCGCTCTGCGAAAACCTGTAGTATAAAGCATCTCTAAGAAAAAATCGGAAAAAGCAACGCCTATTCCAAAATAAATAAACATAATTACAACATAAAATAAAACCACTATTTCCACCACGTTTCTAGTTTAAAATTTGTTACACCAGTTTCTTTTACAAAAAAGTTTTTTACAAGTTTTCCTAAATCTTTTTCTGTACTTGCTTTGAGTGTTTCTGAATTTTGCAAAAATACTTTCATTACAACCCCTGAAGACAACGCAAAGTCATACATTTGAGAAACTGAAATGGTGTGTCTACATTTAGAACAAATTAGAGTAAGGGTGTTAATATACTCTGAGCCATAACCACAAGTAGGACATCCCCCATAGCTTTCTTCATCTGATTCGATATTGAGTAAATAACCATCTTTTAATTGCAATAAATATTCCATAATCTTCCTCCTAAAATAAACTTAAAATAGCTGTTATTGCTAACAGTATAGCACCAATAGATGCACAATACATTGTAGTAAAAAGTAGAGCGAAAGCTATAAGCTTAGTAGCTGTTTTTTGAAACAATTTAAAACCTTTTATAATCAATCACCTCTATTTTTATATTGATTTCTCCACAATTTGCTGTGAAATAAAGGTTTATTCGGACCTATATTAACAATAGCTCCAATAATAACCAACGGAAGCATAATTGGGAAAGCAAAAATAAATAAACATAACCAACCTAAACCTGATACAAAATCATCTGCTGAGTCTCTTTTCTGCGTTTGTTTCATAACATCAAATCCTTTCTAAATAAAAATCACCTTTTCTATGCTTTTATTATAACATGAAAAGGTGATTTTGTCAAGGTGTTATCCAACAAGTTTTTATATCTTTTATATCTAAGTCAAGTATAGCCTTTTTATTCATTTGATATGGGTGCAAAGGCTTCCTACTTGAAATAAATTTAGGTTTAAAATCAGTATAACTAACTCTTATTTTTGGATAATTTATACTAATTACTTCTAAAGGCATATCAGGAGTAATTAAAACTGTGTAAGGAACTCTTACATTAAATAGGACTACTGGGCATTGTATAGAATCTTTTAAGTATACAGTATCTCCTACTTTCATAATTATCTCCTTAGCTTTTCTAATTTCTGCAAAAATGGACAATTTAATAAGGGTTCTACAAAACTGAGGTTTTTTGCGTATTCGACTGCTTTATCAGCATTTCCAAAGGTTTTTATAATCTTTTTATCTTTGTTTAATACATGATATTGATAAACAGGATGGTATTGCCCTAAAACCTTTTCCCAATAAAAAACCTGTCTTACTATTGAATATGGAATTACGCAAGAATCACAATAAACAATCTGAAATTTAAAATTTTCAATTATAAATTGTTCAAGCCATTTTTCAAATATATCTCCTAAAATCATTTCTGGTGGGCAATTCTTTTTTAGAAAAATACGTTCTTTTGTTCTGCCACATTTAGCACATATTACCTTGATTTTATACTCTTCTAATGTTTCTGTATATTGCATTTTTAAATATTTGCAACAATCGTGGTCTAATAATTTACGCATTAAAAAATGATTGCAAGAATAGCAATAACGCCTAGAGTAATTAAAAACCTCCACAAATTTACGCCATATTTTGCAATAAATCCTTCTCTAAATTCTTTAATGTTATCAAGAGTATCTTCAAGGTCTTCTTTTATTTCTTGCAGTTTATCTTTAAATTCTGCTAATTCCTCATCAGTCATTTTTCTAATAACATCTCTAAGCTCTTTATGAGCTTTCTTTACATTTTGAATTTTTGTATCAAGCAATTCTTTATTAGTCATTTTTTAAAATTCTCCCTTCCAACAAACTTCTCTTGTAATTTCATTAAGTGAAATGGGTCTATACCCCATTTCTTCTAAAGCCACATTAAAATGTTTGCAAATAGATTCTATTTTAGCCAAATTATGTAAATGTCCGTGAACGTTTATATCGTAATAATGAAAAATTTTTGGTTCATGGCTAAAAATAAAATTTATTCCTTGATGTTTTAGAATATACTCTTTGCAAACAATATCAAAGTATTTCTGATATATTTTTTTAGAAAATATATCATGGTTTCCTAATGTTAATATTTTTTTACCTTTTAATTCTTTAAAGATTTTTAAATCTATTATTGACCAAGCAATATCACCTAAGCAAATAACCGTATCTTCTTCTGCAACAAAATCATTCCAGTTAGTGATAATTTGCAATTCATAATCATCAGGTCTATTGCATAATTTTTTAATTTCTTTATGACCAAAATGAGTATCAGCTATTACCCAAATCATTATACTCTCCTTTGGCTTCTTTTGTGATTTAATATTGCTTTATTCCAACAAATTAAACAATTCTGTTCGGAACATAAATCTGTACTATTTTTCATACCAAGTGTTTTAGGGCAAAAGTTTCTTGCTAGATATGAAAAATTTAAAGCAGAAGTATAAGTATAAATGTATTTATACTCACTATTACCTTCTCTTCCAACAACTCTTTTGTGAATAATATTTGACATGATTATTACCTCTATTCTCCAGCTTTAAAATTATATATTGGTTTAACTATTTTTACTATTTCAACTGTTTCTTGAATTTGATTTACAATTTCATCCACAGGTTTATAAGCCATAGGAGATTCATCAATCGTTGATTGATTTATGCTAGATGAATAAATGTTTCTCATACTGTATTTATATTCATCTAAATCAACAAGTTCTTTAGCCTGTCTTCTGCTCATTAATCTACCTGCTCCATGTGGAGCTGAGTAGTTCCATTCAGGATTACCTTTTCCTATGCAAATTAAGCTACCATCACGCATATTCATAGGAATTATACATAATTGGTTTTTAAGGGCAGAAATAGCTCCCTTTCTAACAAAAATTCCTGTAAATACATCAGCTTTGTCTCTATACTCAATGTAATTATGCACAGACTCAAATTGTTTTTGAGGATTATAAGAAACAAATAAATGTCCTAGAATTTTAAGTGCAATTTCTTTTCTGTTTAATTTTGCCCAATTAACACAATAGTCCATATCATGTAAATAATCCATTACAGATTTTCTATCTTTTAAGCTTTCCAAGCCAGTTTTAATAATAGGTGTTTGCGCTTTAAAATCTCTTAATACTCTTTCTCTATCTTTTGGAGGAGTGTTTTTTATCAGCTCTGCTATATCATTCTTTCTGTTATGTAAATCATCATAAGCTTGTTTTTGATATATGTCACATACTTGTTTTCCTAAGTTTCTAGAACCACTATGAATAATTAAATATTTATTATCGCTAGCATCAACATCAATCTCAATGAAGTGATTCCCTCCACCTAAAGTACCTAAACTATTCTCAATCCTTTGAATATTTATTAATTTTGAATAACATTTTAAAACACTTAAATCATATTTTGTAGATACTTTGTTATTAACAGACATTCCAGATGGAATATTATTGCGAATAAATTCGTCTAATTTAATATAGTCTATATCAATTTTACCTAAACGATAAACAAATACTCCACATCCAATATCTACGCCAATAATATTAGGGATAACTTCCAGTTTAGATAAATTAGCAGTAAATCCTACTACACATCCTTTTCCTGCATGATAATCTGGCATGATTCTAATTTTTGAATCTTTAAATGAGTTGTTATTACATAGTTCAATAATTTGTGAATAAGCATTTTCATCAAATCTATCAGAGTATATTTTTGCTTCGTTATATTTTCCCTTAGCTAATAGCATTTTTTATTCCCTCGTTTCTTTTTAGTATGTGTATATTATACCACATTTTTTTCTTTATGTCAATACTTTTTTTAAACTTTTAAAAAGAAAGAAGCAAAGAAAAAATATTATATAACTTCGTTATATAATATCTCATTAATAATATAATAATATAATCTGTCTCTTATACACATCTCCGA